CTTCATCTTTCCAACCTCCGTTTGCAATGTAATCGTTAATATCAATTTGAAGATTATTTAACCTATGGTACATAGTAACTGTATCTTCGTTAAGGTCTTCATTTCTTTCCATGTAGTGAAGTACATGGTCTAAGTACCACCTTGCTTTGCTTACATCTTCTTTTCCATTTTTGTTTTTGTACCTCCACAAATATTTAAAAGCATTGCAAAGACAAAAATCTGCTACTGCTTGTTTCCCCATTGTTACTTCCATACACTGAATACACTCTAAGGAAGTAGACCCCTCATAATGAGAGGGGTGGTTCACATTATCTACTTTACTCAATTTCAAACACCTCTTCCATAGTCTTATACATTTTCTTTAAGAACTTTTTGTTGAAAGTAGTATCAAGAATCTTTTTACCTCCATCACAAAATACCAATAATTCATACTCATTATCTTTAATGCACTGGAAACGTAAAACTCCTGTACTCATGTTTCCGTCAAGGTCTACTCTCACTTCAATCTCTGGAATACTACCAACAGTCTTAAAAGCTGATACTACTTCTTTCGCCTTTTTACTGGAAATTCTAAAGGTGTATGTATTCTTGCCACTTACAACAAACAGACACACTCTAGGACTAACCTTTTCAACTGTCAGCTTCATTCTGTCCTTTAATCTAAATGTAAACTTGTTCATTACTTAATTCTCCCCTCTGATAACTCTTTCAACTCTTCATGCCAAGGACACATGATTTCTTTCATCTGAGGGTGAGCCGGACCAGTAACATCTTTTGCTCTAAGGTCAACAATGTGTTGCCACTCTTTCTCATTGCAGGTCATAACAATTTCCGTCTTTAAAGAGTTAGGAAGTACTGTTCTTGCTTCTTGTGGGGTAGCACCATAACTTAAAAGTTCCATGTACTTTCTCTCGGCAACTTCGCATGAATACTTCCATGCTTCAAACACAAGACTATTAGACTGCTCTCCCATTCCAGTGTCAAAGAAAAATGGAAGAATAACTGTAATCTCTTCTTCAAATTTACCTTTAGAATAGTTACAGTATCTTGTACTCTCCTGTGCAAAACTGCAAGGTCTGTGTCTTACAAGTTCATGTGAAACACCTCTGTCACAAGTGAATAAAACAGTATGTGTTTTGTGTTTCATAAGCTCCTTATCAATATCCGAGTGTGAACAGTCATACATTTCATTGATAAGTTCACCACAAAACTCTTCTTCTTCCACTACCTCAAAGTGTCGGGTAAGTCTGTAAGAGAGTTGTAATGGAAAAATCTCCGAGTAGGCATTTGCCACACAAGAAAGCATTTCATCTACAAGAGCCGGAATAGGATTAGCGTTTAAATTAGATATACTATCTGTCATTTCCATAAACACTCTTAAAGGTGCTGAAATATAAGTATTACCAAAGAAAGTAATCTCCATGTACTTTGTAAGGTCATAAGAATTACCCTTTGTTCTGCAATCGTGTATTGCATAAATATTAAGAGCATTGATAAGGTCTTCTGATGAACCAGTGTACAAAATATGTACCCAATGATGTTCTGTCATAGCATAATGCTTTCTCTTACACAGACCCTTTACAAAAGGCACTGCACTTTCTGGTGTCACCTTATCCTCAGATTTGTAACACAGTCTACCGATTTTCTCAATAAACTGGTAAGGTGTAAGTCCTGATTTAGATAAGTGTTCATGTTTTGGTTTAATGATTTTCATTGATTTTCCTCCTATCTCTCATAAAACTGTCCATCATTCATAACTCTGTAGGTAATAGTATCTCCACCCATTTTACCCACAACTTCAACAAAATCTGGTGTACTGACTACATCAATCACATAATCAAGACCACCCTCATTTAAAGCAATGTCCTGTGCTTTCTCAATTCTGTCATTTTCTTTACTCATGGTTACCTCCTTAAAACATAATGTGGTTACTCTATCATAAAACTGACCTAATGTAAAATCAGTTCATTATGATTAAATTCTCCTCTGCTCTTGTAACAGCTACATACATTACTTTTCTTTCTTCCTCGTCTTTCATGTATCTAGGACACTGGACCGGGAAATTTCCATACAGAAGAACATTCTTTACTTCAAGACCTTTTGAAACATGAACTGTAAGAATCTTTACTCTGTTAGAATCCATGTGTTTCTTTAAATCTGCAAGAGACATTCCCTCTCTTTTAAATGTGGTGAAAGGTACTTCATTCTCCTCACAAATCTCCTGCATTTTAAAGAGGTCTTTATTGGTTCTTACAAGAATAAAATAGTCTCTGAAATTTCCGTCTTTCTTAATACTGTCTAACACCACTGGAAGTGTTCTCTTAGAGAGAATCTGTACTGACCCCTCTTTATCTGAAACCTGCACAATAGATTTGTCAATTTTACTGTACACTTGACTGATTACTGTATCAGCAATCTCCAACACTGCCTTACTGTTTCTATAATTATTCGTAAGGTAGAACACAGTAAACAGTCCATCTTCAATCAGCTTCAAGAAGATTTTTACATTACCTCCTTTAAAGCTGTATATAGAATTATGAGTCAAAATCCCGTCTGCAACATAAGTTTCTGTAGTATCTACTTTAAGTCCATACACTTCAATCTCATTATCAATAACAACCTTATTTGTTATCTGCTCATAGATGTTATAATATTTACCAGTATCATTGTCTAACACTGGAACTGCAACATCCATAACAAAAGGAATAAGATTACAAGCGTATACCTCAGTAACATGAATTTTTGAAAAATGTTTATTTGTATTTTTTACAAAAATTGGATAGTTAATATCCCTACCATACATATTAAGACAATCTGCAACTTTATCAGTTATATCACCTAAATAGTGATACAAGCTATCTGCTTCTTCCTCTGTAAATCTGGTATTATTAAACGTCCAAGTCATCTGTGGTATTCCAAACTTATAAGAACAAATCTGTTCACATAACCACGCTTCTCTAGGAGTATCAAACACATCTAAAATCCATGCTTCTGTTCCTCCCTCAGTGTTCATTCGCCCTCTAACACCAAAGTTTCTTTCATTTTCAGTGAATAATTTCGTACTACCTACTCGGAACTGATTTTTAGCGTTCTTCATAATATAAACAACACTCTTATTTTCATTACCTTCATAATGTATTCTGGCAAAACACCTATGATTTTTTGTATAACTACTCTCTTTACCAGTTTCAGTTTTTATAGTTATGAGACTATCTGCTTTATGAACAGAAATATCCTTAACAGCACACCCATGTGACTTTGTAGTTTTTCGTCTGTAGTATCCATTTTTAGTATCGTAAGATAACACTATGTCTCCAACACAAACATCTTCAATATTTTTTAAAGTGCCATCAGACATTGTAACTTTAGTTCCTCTTGGTTGACACTGCCAATCGTCTCCCACTAGGAAGTAGTTCTCAGCTTGTAATGAGTCAATAAAATTAAACTCAAGTGAACCCACATCTTGAAACTCGTCTACCAGAACGTGTTCAATCTCAGCGTTGATACTTCTAAAATAGTTCTCCGCTTTTATCAACAACTCCTCAAAAGTAATGACGTTTCTTGCCTTACATAAAGTATCAATACTTTCTGGGAACTGGGTACTTCCTGCTACTGAAATCTCATACTCAATGTCCTCCTGCTTTCTTTCTATGAGTCTTAACTCACCATTCTCACTAGGAAGAAGATAGTCATTGAGTTCTTTCTCAGAAATCTTACCCATCATTTCTTGTGTCTTCATATCCTTATACTCAAGGTATCTGTCAAAGGTTAAAGACTTACAGTACTTTGTGATAAGTTCCCGGTGGAAGTCATTGTCTATACTATCATCATAAATCCTATAGTTCTCGCCGGAAAGTTTCATAACTCTATTTGCAAAGGAATGTATAGTACCAATGAAAGCATCTCCAATTCCCTCTACATCATAAAGTCTTTCTTTCATTTCCTCTGCCGCCATATTTGTGAATGTGATTGCTACAATATTACAAGGTGGAACACCTTTTTCTAAAAGAAATTTAATTCTCTCAGTAAGTACTCTGGTCTTACCCGAACCTGCACCTGCAACTACTAAAATGTTACTGTCTTGAGAATGAACAGCTAAGTCCTGCTGAGAGTCTAAAGTAATAGGAGTTATATCTTTCTGTAGTGGCTTTTCATAACCCCTCTTAAACATGGATTTTCTTTTTAACTTCAAACCTTTATGCTCCTTTCTTCTTTCATAAATTTATTACTTTATGATTTTATTATATAATAAAAGACAGGACTTGTAAAATATCCTGTCTTTTACCCTTACTTATTCACGTTGTAGTTTCTTGTGTCATTGTTGAAATCACCAGTTCTTCTACTTACTTCCCGGCTTATCATAAAGATTGCTTCTTCAATACTTGAGATATTCAACTCCAATAACATACACTTCTTTTTGTAGTCCATGTACTTCTCATAGAATGGAAAAATATCTGGGTCTGTGTTAAGTTCACGTTCCTTTGCCTTTTCAGACATTTTAGTTTCCGACAATTTACTATACAAGTGCTGACTCTCTTTTAAATACTCCCTCTGTGCTTCTTCAAGATATAATTCAGCCCACCCTAAAAGTGTTCTCATGTACATTTTCTGCTGAGTAAAGGCATTAAGAAGTTCTCCTAAATCTCTTGCCGGAACTTCTGTAATATGTGCCGGAAGTGAAAGATAATCAGTGTCAATGTTCAAAGAGCCATTCTCACTAGGTTCAAAGAAATTAACACCCTTAATTTCTAAGTCTTCCTGCATAGAATCTACATAACTCTTTTTCTCTTTCAAAGCCTTTAAAGGATTTACTTTGCCCTCTATCTTCTTTAATGCCATTCTCGTCTACCTCCAACACTCTAATTTGAAATCGCACCAGTGACAGGTCTGACAAGACTTACTTGTACCCTCTCTAGGTGGAACTTCATCTTCCTCACAATACTCATTCAAAGCTGTGTACTCATTCAGAACACCAGTAAGGATATGTTCAGTGACAGTGTTTCTCTCCACCACATACTCTTTCAACTCTTGATTATTCTTGTTTTCATACAGAAACACAACCTTTGACACTGGCTTTTCTGTCCTATAGAGAATGTCATCACAGATTAAATTGAGGTCTACCTCATGTTCAATCTTCTCTTCTCTTGAGAACTTTCTACCACCTTTCATGTGCTGATATTTAGACCTGTAGTACTCAGCACGTTCTTCCTCAGAGTTGTAGAAGTCATCAAGTGTCTTATAAGTCTCCCTTAAATGGAGTCTTCTTTCCTCCGCACAGAACAGATACACAAGACCTTGCTTTTTGTGTTCCTCTTTAGCGTCTTTCAGCTTTGAGAACTGATTGTCATTGATACTCTTAATTTCCAGAATTGCAATTTCATCATCTGCAATATCTAAGAAACCATCAGTATGACCTTGGATATTATAGTCCTCATTTAACAAAGGTACTTCATCACAGATTAAAAGATTCATGTCCAATAAGTATGTTTGTAACCTTTCATGTGTGTATGTACCATTGTCAAAGATTCTTTGAGTTCTTGGCTCAATACTTCCGTCTGACTGGTATCTCTTTCTCATGTAATAATTGTGACGCATACACTGACCTGCTTGTGAGGGAGCATTTACATCTACTGCCCGGTCATTATCTGCATTTGTCTGTTTCTCTAAATAGAAGTCAAGAGGTCTAATAATATACCCCTCTTGCTTCATAGAATTAAACAAATTACTCAGTGACAACGAAATCACCCTCTTTCTCAATAATCTCCCCACAATTAGGACAATAGTTCCATTCACAGATTCTTGGGTCTGCACATGGAATACCTTTCTCATTTGTGTAGTGCTTAATAGGTAACTCTTTGCCACACTTACCACAGAAAAGTCTGTCTAAAATATTCGGGGCAGGTTTTACTTTCTTTACTTTCATTTACAATTCCTCCTCAAAATAATCTTTAAACTTATCAATCGTCCAACACATAAGAATGTGGTTCACCTTGTCTGCTCTTTCTGCACTAAGACCAAAGAGAATAGGTAACTCTGGTACTTCTTTCCATTCTCTGAGTCTGTATGTCTTAGTCACCTTTCCTCCTGCAATTACATAGGTGTTAAATTGTCGATTAAAGTCTTTCGGATTGAAAATAACATACCTTTCGGAATCTTTCAAATCTACCATAAGGAGAGGTATTCTCATACCATCTTTTACAGCTTCTTGAGAAATCTTCTCCCATACTTTTGTGGTTACTGGGTAGTAGTCCTTTTCAGTGGTCTTACACTCAATGAGAAACTTATCACTTCTCACATCACCTTTAGCACTCCATAAAGCACCACTGGCAACTACTACTTTCGCACCCATGTCTTTCGCAACACCTTTCTCTTGCTTCTGACTACGTTTTCTTACTGTTTTCATAACTGTCTATTCCTCCCAGAACCTTTGAAAAGAGAATCTTCTGACTGTCTGGAACTCTGTCTCCAATAACAGCAGAAGATATTATTCTCTTCCGTTACAAGGTCAAACTGTGTTACATTACTGTTCTGACAGACCTCTTCTTTATCTGACATAGTTTTGTAATAGTAATCACAATTAAAACAAGACCTTGTGAACTTAGCACTTTTAAGCACCTTTTCTCTGCTCTCTTTATAACCTCTCGTGAACTTCTTCATATTACACACCTACTCTGTTATTAACTTTTGAAAGAATCTCCTCAGTGAGAGAGTTTACAATCTCTGGGTTATCCAGAATGTAGTCGATAAGTTTCTCTTTACCTTGAAACTTATTTGTCGGGTCATTCTTGAGATAGAAATAACTTCCGGCTCTCTCAATAAGTCCAAAGTCAAGTGCTTCAAGAATAATAGACATAGTAACATCACAGAATCCCTTTTTAACACCTGCACTGTTCTCTTCTGAGTACATATCAAACTCTCCACTCTTACCTGCCGGGAAAGTCTTATTCTTCTCAACTTTAAACTTCACTGTCTGACCTACTGGAACTTTGTTATCACCTTTACCCTCTACAAGAGTGTCACCTTTTCTAAACTTAATACACAAACTCTGAGCAAAGTCTTTCGCTTTTCCTCCGGGTGCAAACTCACCACCATACAAGGAAATCTTGTCTTTCAACTGATTGATACCAATAAGTGTAAAAGGCATTTGTCCTTGTCTTCTGAGTTTATTGTTTTTAGCTTGAAACTTGCGGAAGAACTCACCTAACAGTTTAGGCTTAATACCCATCTGCACTGTATCTTCCATGTCACTCTCATACTCTTTTGTAGGCACAAGTGCTTCAATGGAGTCAATAACAGCCATTTTAATATCTGGGTTATCCATAGCGTCTAAAATCATCTGAGTAGTTTCTTCAAGTCCGGCACTAGGATTGTACATAAAATATTCTTCTTTGACCTCAAGCTGAGATAAATACTCACCACCATCATCAGTAGTTGTACCCTCTGCGTCACAAAGAAGAACTGTCTTTTTAAACTTAGTCTGAAATTCTCTTATCATGTGGAGTGCCATTGTGGTTTTAAAAGAAGAGAAAGCACCTTGTACTTCTGTATATCTTCCAATAGGAATACCACCACCTAAAGCAATATCAAGTGACGGAACATGAGTACTAAATCTGTTGATGTAATACCAATCATCTTCGTCATTCTTCTTTTTAGGGAATCCTCTCATTACTGCATTATCCCCGAATTTCTTATTGAGGTCTGCAACAATGCTGTCAAGTTTCTTGAGGTCTTTCTCTGGTGCTTTTCCCTTTACTGTGGAAGTGGTCTTTACTGCCTGTTTCTTTTTAATAGTCATCTTCTTCCTCCTCTAATATACTTCTAATTTCAATATCACCCTCACGCTCAAGCTGATTCACTAATGCTCTAATAACAAACTTTGTCTGATTGTCACCATTCTTAGCAACATGAACTTTAATCCTATCTAACAAAGTTTTACTCGCCACAATAGTTGTCTGGTCTTTCTGAGGGGTTATACTTCTTGCCATTGCTACTTTCTCCTTTCTCAATAAATTCATACTTTTATATTAGTATGAATTTATTATAATATAGAATACCAATAATGTCAAAAGGGCAATCATCTATATAGACAACTGCCCTCTTATTATTATTTTGTGGTAGAACCGAATCCACCATTTCTCTCTTCTGTTACTTCTTCTTCAACTGCTAAAAAGTACTCTTCAAAAATACCTTGACAGAACGCTTCTCCTGCTTTAACACTCAAGGTCTTGTCTCCCTCATTTGTAATCTTAATGAAGATATGACCCTCGTTATCAGAGTTGTAGTAATCACTGTCAATAATACCTACTGTGTTATCAAGTCTTACTCTGTACTTGAATCCTAAACCACTTCTAGGATACTCTTTCAACACATATCCGTCTTTAATTTTACAACGAATACCAGTAGGTACTTTAACTGTTTCTCCGGGGTTCAATGTGAAGTCAAATGGGGAAAAGAAATCATATCCTGCACTTCCCTTTGTTGCTCTTCTAGGAAGTTTGATATTATCATACTCATTGGTATGGTCTCCTCTTATAATCACTTCATCTGGATTCCACTTCTTAGAATCACAGTACTGACCCCATGAAACTTTCTCAAACTGTGCTACTGTTTTAGGGGGAGATATTAAACCTTTCTCAATCACCTCTTGAACAGTTAAATTCTCTCCGTTCTGAATTTCATAACCTCTTTTCAACACTGCGTCTTGAATTTCAGTGTCAAGCCAAGCTACTAACTCTCCCGTGTCTAATCTACTAATCTGATACTGCATATTCTTAGCCTCCTTATTTTGCGTCTTGGTAACTATCACCAGTGTCATAATCTGCTCTTAAAAATGGAACTTGTCTGTCTTCTCTATTACCAAATGGGTGTTCCATGTACTGTTTGATTAAAGGTATAGCTTCTTCCAGATGTTCTTCTGGACACTCAAACACCAATTCATCATGTACTTGAATCATCATATTACAACCCATTTCTCTTAATCTTTCATCTGCGTCCACTCTTATCTGAGCATTGATACAAATATCACCGGCAGTTCCTTGAATAGCACTATTTACTGCAAGTCTTTCACAATAAGAAGACACCTTTCTGTCATGTGAGTTAATGTCTGGAAGTCTTCTCTTTCTTCCAAGAATGGTGTACACACACTTATTTCTATGTGCGTATTTCTTCTGTCCAGAAATGAATTTTGCTACACCCTTATAGGAGTCAAAGTACTTATCAATAAACACCTGTGCTACATCAACACCATTCTTACAATGGTATAATTCAAGGTACTCTTTAGCACCTAAATCAAGTGGGGAGAAATGGTCGGACTTCAAACTCTCATAAAGTTTACCTGCTCCACCACCATACATAAGCATGAAGTTGATAGTCTTAGCCGCTTGACGTAAGTGAGGATATTCTTTCTTAACCTCAACTGGTGTACACTCTAAGTTAAACATATTTACTGCTGTAGAACCATGAGCGTCATCATCATTCGCAAACATTTCCGTCAAGTTCTTATCATGGCTAAAGTAAGTCAGACACACCATTTCAAGGTTGTGATAGTCAAGTGCTATGATTTTCTTTCTCTTACCAGTATTAGGGTCTACACTACCGATAAACACTGAACGAATCTGGTACTTATCGTCCTCATTTGCTTTAGGTAACTGTTGCAAGTTTGGATTACTACATGAAAGTCTTCCAGAGTCAGTTCCAATCTGATTAAATGATGGGTGTGCTTTTCCGTCTTCATACAACTTCTCAAGAATACCATCTACAAAAGCTGTTTTCAGTTTTGCTAACTTAGAATACTCCATCATCAACTTACACATTTCAACACCCTTTTGTTTTCTCTTGTTGGTCTTGATTTTCAACTGAGATAACTTCCAGATAGTATCACTATCTGTACTAGGGTTTCCTGTTCCAGTTTCACTCAGCACTTTAAATCCAAAAGACTTCTCAAGAATGTGTCTGTTCTTATTGGACTCTTTAAAGACAAGACCTTTTTCATCAAAGTAGTATCCATCTTTATTCAGTTTTTCTTGTGCTTCATTCTTAGTGAGTTCTCTACCTTTATACTGCTCAATAACTTTCTGAACTTTAGCCGGAACTTTATCTTTCTTAACTGGTGTATCTGGTTTTTCCCACCCAAACAAAATTTCTGCTTTCTGCTGTGAAGAACCAATATTAAATTCAACACCTGCAAGTTCATAAATCTGGTAGGTCAACTCTTCAAGGTCATTCTGCATATCCTCACCCATTTGTCTCAGCTTTTCAACATCAACAGAAACACCTTGTTCTTCCATTCTGTATAAAGTCTGTAAAAATGGGATATACATTTTATAGTATATCTTGTCCATCTGTTCATCAACAAGTTCTTGAGTGAATCCCAAATACAAGCAATAAGTATAAAATGCGTCTGCTATAGCGTATGGAGCACCATCTTCAATAAGAACTAAATCAAAGGTCACTTTTGAATTGGCTTTATATCCAAACTGTTTCTTGACCTCATTTGGTACTGTTGCTGTTGCTTCTGCAAAGTGAGTCTGTTGGAGACCCATCTTCTCTAATGAGTTATCTTTCAAACCATTAGGTGTGTTCTCATTACACAGCCATGAAGCTAACATTGTGTCAAACAAATCTGTTGTCTTAATCTCAATACCAATTCTCTTTAAAACGTGCATATCGAACTTGAGGTTATGCCCAATAATTCTTACGTCTTCACGCTCAAACACTGGTTTCAAGTACTCTACAACCACATCAAGGTCAAGCTGACAGTCAATGTCTTCATCACGAACATGACCCAGAGGTATGTAGTAATTATACTTCTCTCCCCAAGAAATACTAATGCCAACACACTTAAATTTCTTATTCGGACCGAGAACATCAAGAGTGTTGGTCTCTGTATCGTATGCAAACTCCCTAACTTTCATCATGGTATCAGCTAACCACTCAAGTTGGTCAAGGTCTGTGATAATCTCATAGTCAATCATTTCCGGCTGAAATGGGAAGTTGCCATGATATTCACCTGTATAAGCATTTTGAATAAAGTCTTCAATATACTCTTGTGAATAGGGTGCTTTTAACACCAACTTCTTTTTAGGTTTAGCCACTGGCTTGAGTCTCTTAGTCTTTTTCTCCACTGGCTTTATCTTCTTTAACTTCACAAGCTATTTTCTCCTTTCTCTTAAACTTAAAAGAGTAGCTTACACTCTTCATTTAAAGTATAAGCTACTCTGTGAATTATGGCAAATCTCCTACTGGTTTAACTCCTGCTCAAGTTCTGCCCCGATTGTGAGTTTCAAAGAGTTCTTGTCTTCTGTAGTGTATTCTTTTCCATTACATTTTCCAGAACGTCCTTTCTTCAACACTTTCTTCAATGTGAGAATACCCTTAAAGGAAACTCCTCCCTCTTTCAGTTTTGCTTTCAGAACATCAAGAAATGCTCTTACTTCTGCTTCTGCCTGTGTCTTACTGATACCTCTCTTCTGAGCGTATGCTTCTACAAAATCTTTCAATCCACTCATTTTTGATTACCTCCTTAATCTATCTGCTAACACTTCTTCATAAGTGATTTAGCCTTACTCTGTGGGTTCTTTTTAACACTGTTCTGAGGTTTAAAAAGTGATTTCTTCTTCCCGGCAGGTTTACTTAACTTCTTACCACCAGAAGACAACTTTCTTGCAGGTCTTTCACCCTCTTCTTCATCATCAACACCCATAACAGAATCTCTTCCGTCATAATCATCTTCTTCATCACTGTCATCAGAAGAGTCACCTGTGTAACCTTTAATGTTCATTTCAAGCTGTTCTTCAAGAATCTGATACAGACTGTCTTCTGTACCGTCATAAGTATCTCTGAGTTTCTCTGGCAACATATTCTTGATTTCCTGCTCAGTCAACTTCACTTTATCTCCACGCTCAAATGTGTAGTTAGTAGATGTACCAGAACCAAGTCTAACCATAGTGATTGTTCTTCCAGACAGACCATACTTTGTACTGATACGGTCAAGCTGAGAAATAACTTTTGTTCCATACACAAACAACTTTAAGCTACCCTCTGCCTGCTGTTTCTTACCGTTCTTGTCAGTGTACTCAAAAGGTCTACAATCCCATACAAGGAAAGCACCTTTAAATGAGGGTCTGTCTCCATCATTACACAACTCACACTTATCGTCCTGTGTGCAAGTGTACTGATTAAATACATCTTTTCCATTTCTTGAGCCTTTCACATTATGCTCTTGAAAATTGACTGGCTCTTCTGTTAAGAAGATAAGGTCAGCTTCATCACCATCTTTTGCAAGGAAGAAACGAAACAGTCTTTTACCTCTGTTCTCTGCCAATTTTTCTTGTCTTTCTTTTTCCTGTCTGTTGGCTTCATAGCCCTTTTTAAACATACCCATAATTCTCTTTCTCCTTTCACTAATAAATTCATAAATTCTATATAAATTATGGTAATTTGAAGTTTAACACACACCATGCTGATTGTCAAACTTCTTTTGAGGTGTCAACAACTCTAAATGCCTTTGAGTGTACCTTAACTGGTTCATAATGTAATCATCATTTAAGTCACCTCCGCTTTCTAACCAGTCTGCTACTCTTCGGATAACATCAGATTTAACACTATCCTCACACTTAGCAAGATTGATTATCAGTTCCTTTGCAATGTCTTTTTGTTTCATAGTTATAACCTCCTAAGTTTTCTATTAACAATGCTATGTGCATTATCAACCATGTTATGCAACTCGTCATAAGACCAATTACAAGGGTCTTTACCCTGCTCTGGAAAGTCTACTACAAAGAACTCTACTTTACCCCTTAAAATCTCTGAGTTCTTCTTTCTAGCTTCTAGTCCTCGTTCATCATTGTCGCCAATGTATATCACTCTGGAACAGTGATTCTGAATGAACTTAACCTGCTCTTCACTTAAATAGTCCGTCATAATAGCAAGTGTGTTTGGTAGGTCACACTTATGACACCAGATAGCGTCTAACTGACCCTCAACAAGAATAATGGTGTTGTCTATCACTTTAAAATGCTGTAAAGGATAAAGATAGTTACTCCTATTAAAATGGTCGTAAATCTTATACCTCTGATTCTTCTTTCTATTCTTGCTAATATATCTACCAATCACTCCCACCAGTTTATTGTTCTCATTGAACACTGGAAAAGTGACTGTTTTACTTACATCATCATAACCCACCATGAACTTCTTCATGTCTTCTTTATCAAATCCCCGGTCAAAGAAATACTTATAGGTACTCTTGCCGGACTGAAAAGGTGCTATCTTCCAAAGTGGTATTGTGATTTCAGTGTCTTCCAACTCAATTCTATTCTGTCTAACTTCATCATATCTTTTCACATAGCGAAGTTTACTACCAAGTTCTCTATACTCAAGTTCATACCTGTCTTTTAAAAACGCTCTAGCTTTTCTTTCAGCTTTAAACCAAGTCTTCTTTATAGTGTCTTCTGTACTAGGGTCATACCCAAATTCGTCTGGAAGAGAGAGGTATAATAACTTAGAAAATGAACCACTTGCCCCACAAGAGAAACAGTGGAATATCTGTTTTTCAGCAGATACTCCACATGAGGGATTACTCTCTCCATGAACAGGACAACAAACAAGGCACTCACCATTTTTCCAAACAGTAGGTTTAGTTCCACAATAAACTAATAAATCGTCTATCTGTTCTTCTGTTAAATTCATCCTAGTCATACTGATTCACCTTCTTATAAGTCATTAAGGCTTCAACATCACTACAACCTCTTGACAATCTTGAAGATATAGTACTGGCATTTATTCCTAAAATTTCACTCCATTCAGATATAGTATGTGTTTCACCTGCATTTGTAAGAAGTCTATTTCTACTGGTGTTATTATTCTGCTCCTTATAAGTAACCCATCTGCAATTCTCTGGACAATAATCTCCGTCATTGTCTTTTCGGTCAATAGTCAAGTCATCTGAATATCCATGTGACATAGACCAATTATAAAATGCTTGAAAATCATTCAACCACTCTTCACAGACTTTGATACCTCTTCCACCATAGTTATCATATTCAAGGACATTTGAATTGTAACATCTATCTTTCATTCCTCTCCAAATACTATATAATCTTGTATGGCATTTGTTGTGTTTAGTAGTTCTTTCTCTCTGTAAACAGCCACAACTTTGAATTTTATGAGATAATAAATGCTTACCTAAAACTGCCTTAATAGTACCACATTTACATCTGCATAACCATCTAGCTCTTCCACTTTTATCATTGGAAACTCTCTTAATAACATAAAGTCTATTAAAAGTCATTCCAGTTAAGTTCTTCAAGTTACTCATACTAACACCATTCCTTGCAACAATATTCTTCTGGGTCATTGATATACACACCTTCATCAACTTCATCTGCAAGGTGATTTTGGTAACACCTGTCAATAGTGTTATCTAGTTCGTCTTTATGGTCTAACACCCACTGGTCATAACACTGTTTAAAGAGGTCGTTAAATTCCTTAATTCTCTTCTCACTGACTTTCCACTCTCTGAGCTTGTACTCTAATTCTCTAAATTCTTCAAGTTTAACACTGCCAAAAAACTCTTCTAAAGTCTCACTCAAATGACCCTCTTCTGCGACTTTCCACACAGGAGCAGTATCTTCTATAGAAACATTGTCTTTAATGCACTTCCCATTCTTATAGTAATGACACCATCTGCAACAATGGTACATATCTTCTTTTGGGTCTTCTGTTCTATATACTCTTTTTAACTTCGCCACACTCAACACCTCCTAATTTACAGACATAATATTTCCCTCATACTCTTCATCTGTATAACCTTGCTCTGCATTGTCACCAGAACTCTCACTGTAAATACTATCAAAATTCATTCTGTTAAAATCCCACTGGATAAGGACTTTACCCAGAACACCCTCACGCTGTTTCAACACTTTAACTCCCATTTCTCTGTCATTTATCATAACTTCGTCTCTGAATAAAGCAAGGACGTTATCACTATCCTGTCCAATAGCTTGAGAGTACATGATAGACCCCAACTCTGGTCCGGCCTTCTTACTTGTGTTCTTATCAGCCTGTGTGTTAATCAGTATAGGCAAGTGCCAGTTCTTTGCGACTTTCTTTAAATCTCTAGTGATATGTGTTACTCTCAACCAGTCATCTTTTGCACCCTGCTCGTCTTCCATAAGGTAAACACCATCAATAAGAACTAAATCCGGCTTTTCTTTTTCAATGACTGATACAACACTTGAAACACCTGTGGCAGTCTCAATAATAAGAGGTTCAAGTTTAGGTAAGTCATCTTCCAGAAACTCAAAATAGGCTTGTTCTGTCTCTAATGGAAGAGTACCAGACTTAAAGTTATTGTAATCAAAATCTCCGCACATCATACCAAATAACATAGCTTCAAATCGGTCACGCATGAGGTCAGTACTCATTTCTGTGATGAATACGCACACCTTGTAGTTATTAAGCTGTGCATAAGCACCTACAAGAATAAGAAACCAAGTCTTACCTACACCAGAGTTAGCAATAAGTGTGGTAAGTGTCTCTTTTACAAGACCTTTCAGTATATAATCTAAATGTGGTATTCCAGTAGGAATACCCATGATACCTTTCTTCTCTTTTCTCTCTAAGTATGCTCTTTTTCGGTCTTCTGTATCTTTTGTAATATCCACAGAAGAAGATATAACAACTTCATCTTCAATCTGCCAGACACCTTTCTTTAAAATTGCATAGGCTTCTTCTGACTCACCCTCGTCAAGTTTCTCCGCAACTGCTTCTACCACATCAGCAGTTCTATTGTGCATGGACTTAATATGTAACTGGTTACACCAGTACAACAATGATTCATCAGTACCTATATGTTCAACTCCCTCAACTGTGTGTACTTCTAATTCATAGTTGGGAAATTTCTGAGCCAAAACTCTTGAAGTTGGAATTTCACCAGTGGAACTAAACTGGTTCTGTATAAAGGAATAAACTCTTCTGTTATCCCCAGTAAAGAAAGAGGGTTTTATTTGTTGGTCTTTCAGAAGTTTCATATCCTTTTCTTCTAAAAGTTTAGAGATAAAACCCCTCTCTACGTTATAATTCTTGCCCTTTTTACTTAACTTCATTGGAAACGCTTCACCTTTCTTCTCAGCATAGTATTGAACTCCTCAACACTTACTGCATATTTGCTGTTTACTAACGCTCTTCTATTGTAGCATGAGTCCACATAGATTGACAACTCTCCTGTATTCAACATCATAGTTACCTCAGAAATGCTAGTAAGCACCAATCCTACTTGATTGTAGGGGATATTCATTTCCTCAAGAGTATCTTTCAACTCGTCTGTATAATTTTCTTTGTCCACAATAAGACTAACTGTGTACTCCGTATTTTCGTAGATATAACGCATGAGAGACAAGACCTGCATATCTACTTCGGCATTATGAGCTTTGCCTTTCAGCAGATTGAAGAACTTGTCTTTCACACCTTTTTTCTTAAACTTTAGGAGACAGTCTTCACAGCGAACACCAATAATAAAACTTCTCTGATTACTAATGTCTCCATGTAACATAATTACTCCTCCACTGGTTTAAGAATATCACTATAAGATTTATTGACTGGACAAACACTAAAATGTCTGCCAGATAACTCACCGTTATCTTTTACTGGTCTAACATAGAGAGTACCAGATTCACACTCAAGTAAACACTTCTGTACTTTTCTGGTCTTACCTGCTACAACTTCTGCCATAGCATAATCTCCAATTTTAAAGGGAAGAATCTGAATACTAAGAATCTCCTTCTGAATGTCTTCATTTTCTTCAAGAAGACTCCTTATCTTCTGTTCATTATACTGTAACTTCGTTTTTAATTCCTGCAATCTGTTATCCTCTACAGAAGTATTTTTAATTTTTGTGGATTTCTTTAACACCATAATTACTGTCCTCCTTTTCTATCAAATGATAAATCAATCTTAAATTCACCCGGAGAATACACTTCGACAAACTGACCCTCTTTAACAGCTTGTTGACCATAATAATCACCTTTATTAAGATGGCTTAACACTCTCTGAATTGTGGTGCTTCTACTTGCTCTTTCCTCAAAAGCAATGTAACCATTGTCAAGGTTAATCATAGAACAGTAAGTAGCTGTAGACTGACCTGCATACTGAGACTTGGAATCTCTAAAGGAAGTCACCATATAAGCACCCATAACATCACCTAACTTATTGTAATGAACTACTAATGTTCCATTGGACAACTTAATAGGAGTATCACCACTCTTCTCATATTTCTTTCCGTTAATTGTTACATTCTTCATACTTTTTTACCTCCATTTTCTCTACATAATAGGAACAATAATATCCTAATTCTGCGTTGCAATTATGATATTCATATTCTGCTATGATTCTATCAAAAGTGTTTGTTTTCTGCAACAAGAAAGGCTTTATCCACTCATTCTCAAACCTTACCTTACAAGGTAACACATATACTTTACAACCTGCTCTAAACAGCTTTCTTGCAATAGGTTTACTGACTTTCTGATACACACCATTGTCAAACTCATTCATCATCTTGAGTACCTCATATCTTTCCCCACAATCGTAACTGGTGTCATGTGTCCTTTACAAAGACTGGCAATAGAAGAACCGTATTTCTCTTCAATCACTTTCATATCAATATTACTACAAATAATAGTGACAAGACCATGTTCTTCTCTGTATCTCAGTAAATCCTCTAAAATAGGCTGTGCAATCTTACTATCAATCTCTTTACCGATTTCTTCAAGCACAAGAAATTCAACACCTTTATATTTCTCATAGAAGTCATTCTCAAGAACTTCTTTCTCCTGCTTATCTCTTACATTCCATGCTTCTGTATAGTAACTGATATACTGACTAAATGTAATTCTCCTGCATGAAAATCTTCTTCTGTATGCTTCTTTTAAAATAATGCAGGACAACATACTCTTTCCAACACCATTTGACCCACAAAAGAAGATACCTCTATTCTCTTCAATGTTCTCGTAAAGGTGTGAAATATAATCTTTCACAAACATCTTAACTTCTTCAACACCCGAATAAGTCTTAAAATCATCAAGAGTAACCTTACAGAAGTGCTTTGGCACTCCCATAAGAATTAAACTGGATTCAGTCACTACTGGTCTAATAGGTCTTTTCATGTTTACCACTCTCCAATCTTTGTTCTAGTCTCAGTAACAGGTGTAGACCACTCTCTGTTCTTGTGTTTCTTCTTTGACTTAGGTACATACTTGTCTTCCACCCACAACTTAAAGTCAGCATAAACAGTATTTATCCAACTGCTTGCAAGTATGTTAGGACTTAATCTCTGTCTATCAAGATAGTCCTGTTCACTATTATAGAGGAACTCAATCATTCCACAAATTTCTCTAGGGGAGTAATTCTGCAAAAGAACTTTAAAGATGTGCATATCCTTTTGTACATTGCTTATCACATATTTGAATCCGGCTTCTTCTGCAACCTTTTTAAAGTAATAGGTCAAGTCTCTTGTTTTAAAAGAGTCAATGTACTCTTCCAGATTTTCATACTTTCTCAAAAACTGCTCATACTGAGAACCACCACTATAATTCCTTTTCTTAGGTGTTTCTGGTTCTCTCTGAGTATTCTTTACTGCAACCTGTCCTCTTCTCTGTCTTAAAGTAGAAACGAGGTCATTGTTGCCGACTCTAGTTGTTATACGTTTCATAGTTACCTCCTATTTAAAAGAAGACCTGTGTTTCAAGGTCTTCTCATTTCTTACTCTATATAAGATTGTACAGTGTCTTGAAGCACTTCGTCAACAACACCGATAATACGCTCAAATGCCTGTTGCTGTGTTTCTCCCGGCTGTACTTCATCAGTAAGCCAACAATCAACACGAAGAGACTCATAGTTATCCATGTTCTTTGTAATACCCAAATTCACTCCCACAACACCTGCACTCTGCTGTTTTCTGTGGTGGTCGTTAGGTGTTCCACTCTTGAGTGTTTCTTGATTTTTACTTGTGCCTTTTGTAACTGTAGTGTTCTCTGTTGCTGTCTGCTTCAATGATTTCTTCTTTAATGCCATGATAATTTCCTCCTTGCAGAAACAGATTAGTCAAGAATAAGACCATGACGGTCAGCGTCTTTAATATCCACAGATAACACAAAGTCCTTATTCTCAAGAGTCAGCTTTAAAACTTTACCCTTGTCATTGAAATTGGTAACTTTAAAGTCATCACCCAGATTAAACTTACCAGAGATAAGTGCTGTTGCTCTTTCAAGTTTAAGAGTAGACGCTCCTGCTTCTTTCTCTGCTTCTTGCTGTGCAATGATAGCTTCACTCTCAGCCTTTGTCAAATGCTTCTCCTCAGCTTCCTTTTTGGTCTCTTCAACCTGTGCTTCTGTCTGTGCTACTTTTGCTTCTTCTTTTGCTTTCTTTTTAAGACTTGCCATCTTAAATTACCTCCTATTATCCAAATATTTTTTTAAATAACTCTTGCCACTTCAACTGCACATTGCGAGTGAAATTGGTTTGAGATATTTTCTTACCAGTAGAGATTTGTGCTTTCTCTGCACACTCTACTAAAATCTCAATCTGCTCCTTAGAATAAAGACGTTTTCCCTCAATCTTAAAAGGGGTCTTAGGGATAGTTCCTGCTATCTCCCACTTACGCACTGTCTGAGACGTTCTACCTAAGTATGTAGCCACTACATTGATATTGTACAGTGTAGTGGTGTACCCAGTCTTCGGATTAGTGTAGGGAATCTCTCTATCCCAAGGAGATAACTCTAAACTCATTTAGACTACCTCCTACTTACTCTTCTTTGAAGCCGCTCTTAAAGCATGAGACACATCTACTTCCGGCATTTCTTCCGCTTTTACAACTGAGACAGAATATGAGGTCTTAACATCACAAAGACTCTCAAACTCTTCCTGTGTAATGTCTCCATTGGAAACTGCGTTGGAAAGTGCTTTCTCATTGATTTCCTCCACTGTCTTAATAGTGACACACTTCTTATAGAGACCTTTTTCTTTCAGAAGTTCAATAGTTTCCTCCTGCTTGAGTGATACAGATTTCTTTGCAACTTTACCTACATTAAAATCTCCTGCTTCATAGTAGAAACTTCCTTTACTGTCTTTTACTCCTAAAATCTCAGACGCTTCTTTCAGCTTGTCTACAAGATTTTTCTTTGACCCATCAAGTATTTTAATCTGAGCAGATAACTCAGAATACTCAGTAGCCATTTTAGCAACTTCCGCAGGTGTATATTTTGGTTTAGCACCTTTTACAAGTTTTAATGCCATGATAATTTCCTCCTTACTTTTACTTGGTAAAAGTATAACATCAAATGAAAAAGTAGTCAATAACTTATTTGAAACCTCTACTGAATAAAGACCTTTCTTTTCTCTTCTTATTAGTAGAAAGAACACTAAACTTTAACTTTCTGTACACCTTGTCTCTTGTAGCACCATGACTACTAATAGAATAACTCTGAGAAAATCTGTAATCATAGAGTTTTGCTCTTTCCAATTTACCCTCTTTTCTTCTTCTGATACGTCCTACTGCTTGCTCTACATTTTTCTCACTATTAACAGAAGACACTAAAAAGCCACACTCCCATGACTTTACATTTGTACCCTCTGTAGCTTTAGCATAAGTAGCAAGAGTGATTAAACACTGCCTTGACTCTGCTCTCTCCATAAGCACATCAGACTTCTCTTTATTATCACCATAATACAAAAGAATAGTTTCCTCCGGCACAAAAAGTTTCAAATATTTATAATAAGAAACAATATGTTCTTTCTGAGTGAAAAAAGCAATACAGCTATGACCCTCTCTGTACTCTTTTATAATGTCCTTACAAACACCTATCATGTGTTTCTTATTACTCACCAGACAGTCATCTACAACTAAAAAAGGCACTCTAGGTCTATCCTCATAAGACATTTCAGAAAGTAGTTTAACCTTGTCTGGAAGTTCTTCCTCACTGAAATCTCTCTTATTAAAAACTTGGTTATCATATAGAAAAGGTTCATACACTGCTTTAGACTCTTTCAAAATAACGTCCACTGGAAGAATATCCTTGTCTTCTGCTACATATTCACTTTTAAATACTATTCCTCCGAAAAACAGGTCAAATACAAAGTCAAGACCATCACCTCTTTTTGGTGTTGCAGTAAGTCCTAACTTATACTTACTGTTAAATCGGTCAATAATATTAAAGATATTAAGTCCTACATGGTGACATTCATCTTGAATCACAAGACCAAACCTGTCTAAATAAGACTCAAGTTCTTCCTCACTCATTCTACTTAGTGTCTGTACAGTGGCAATAGTTATCTGCTTACCCACAACTCTTTTCTTAGCTTTAATAAGACCTGGAACAACTTCTCTGTCAAAACATAGGTCTATGTCTTTCTGCCACCCAGTAACAAGGTCATCTTTATGTACCAGTATTAAAGTCTTTTGTTGGAGTGTTGAAGCTATATTTAACGCAAGAATAGTCTTACCCTTACCTGTTGGTAACTGGATAAGACTCTTAGGAACTTTCTCCTTTTTAACACTATACATATAAGCCACTTTTGCTTTCTCTTGGTCTTCTCTGAGTTCTAAAACAAAAGGAGGGTACTCCACATTAGATATAACCCTATCATCTGTAATATCCGAAAAAGGTATATGCACATCTAAAAGACTTTCAAGATTAACACCTATTGGAATACTAAGACCTTGCTTTGTGTCTTTAAAATAGTTTAAATATGGAGGTATAGTGATATACTTACACCGAGAGTATCTTTTCGCTGACAAGTAAGCCGGATTGTCAAAAGTAAGAGAGGTCTTTATCTTCTCCACTTGACTATCTGATAACCCACTTACTAACTGTCTGTTACTTTTTATCACTTTCATTTTTCAGTTTCTCCTTTCTTTTCTGTCTTCGTCTTTCATTTATTCTTTCCTTATTAGCTTCATAATATGCTTTTTGTCGGGCAACAATCTCTTCCTTATGTGATTCATAATAAGACTTCTGATAAGTAAGTTTCTCCTCTCTGTGTTTTTGATACTGTCTTCTTTTAGTCTCCTTTCTTCTGTCAGTACCTTTACGTTTTTGTTCATAGGCTCTATTCCTTGCCTTAGTGTACTCTTCCTTATCTGCTCTATTATGCACATACTTAGCTGTTAAATCAGCTTGATACAATCTTCCTTTCTTTATGGAGTCTTCAATTATCCTTGACTGCTTTCTCTCCTCATGTGTTAAAACATCACTGTCATTGATACAGTCACTAAATTTACACTCCAAACACTTCATGTCACATACCATAATCACACCTGCACTTCTTTAAAACACTGTACATATTATAACATATTTCTCACTAAATAACAAAGACGCAACAGACTACCAGAGTCCATTACGTCTTTAATTATAACTATTTAATATAATATATAAATAACTTAATATTATATATTACAGAGGTAATGCCAGAGTCCTCTATTTAACTCTAAGTTTCTGACCTACATAAATCAGATTCTTATTAGCAATTCCGTTCAAGCTGACAAGTTTATTAACTGTAGTGCCATACTGTTCAGCAATCAAAGTAAGGTTATCTCCCGGCTGAACAGTATAATACTGAACAGAAATATCTTTATCTTTTAACTGTTTGTTTACCTCTGCTTGTACAACATCTGGGTCATAACCCTCAGAAGCAAGTTTGTTTCTTCTGTCAGTTCCATTACCGTATTTACCTGCAATAACATCTTTTGCTACTTGGGAAATACTCTTAGACGGTTTAGAACCACCTTTAATAATCTCATTGACTTTAGCTTGCACTTTGTCTGGGTCATAACCTAATGCTTTGAGTGCGTCTCTACGAGCATCACCATTTCCATAAACACCTTTAATTACGTCTCTTGCGATTTCCTCAAGAGATTTAGACGGTGTAGGTGTTGGAGCAGGTGCAACAGAACCACCAGAAGCATATTTAGGTCTTGCATAACCTCTAATGTAACCCCAACCAACAGGAATTTCTCTTGTTGTGACAGCTTCATTTTTATTACCTTCAATAATAGTGATGACTCTTCCTGCAACTGATAAAACATATCCAATGTGGTCTGAATAACCGTCATTAGGCTGTGTTGCGTCATCCCAGTTATACAAGATAACATCACCCGGAAGAGGTGTAATAGTACCGTCTTCAATCCAGATTCCTTTTTCTTTAAAGATTTTAACGTGCTGTTCACATCCACACTCTGTACCAATGAGGTCTCTTGCACCTGCTTTAATTGCTACAGCGGAGACATAAGTATCACACCATTCATCAGTGTATTTTACTTTGTAACCTCTTGCTAAAGGTGGATATTTATTGTAGAAGTCAATAATCTGTTTAAATTTACCATTAGCTTCACTAAATCCAAGCCAACTTCTTGCTACATTCAAAACATCTTGTGCCGTTACTCCCATTGTGTTATTTCCTTCTTTCTTATCATACTGTGTGAGGTTATACTGTTCAATCAATCTCATGTTGTTCTGAACATAAGTTGAACTTGTTGCATATCCGTCTGATTTAATAGTTTCAAGGTATTTTTTAGGGTCTGTAATACCTTTTAAATTTTGATACCGGGAAAGCTGAATAAATTCAAAATACCCCCTTACTCCTTCTTCCATAGAACTGTAGACTCTAAAGTTGTCTTTGATTATGGTTGAAACACCCGGCTGATACTCTTCTTGAGTAGTCATGTTTACAGATGGTCCTTTCCACTTAGTACCACACTTGAGACCAAAGTAGTTATGGTACTTAGCAGAGAGTTTACTTTCTCCCCAACCACTCTCAAGGATTGCTTGTGCAATGATAGGACTATGTACTAAAATACCATAACTCTTAGCATATTTCTGTACATAACCTGCAATCTGTTTAATGAAAGTCTGTTTGTCCATTCTAAGTTCCTCCAATCTTTCAGAAAAGGCTGACACATGGTTTTATGTCAGCCCCTCATGTAATTTATTATTCTTTTGGTGTAGTGTCATCTGGTGTAAAATCTGGGAGTTTGCTCTTCCAGAAGCGTTTCACAATATCAATAAAGTAATCCCAACCTTTTGCGGTAATAAGGGCAACGATAAAGCTGATAAAAATAATTGCCACTAAATAATACCACACAAAGGCAATTCCCTTGTACGAAATGTACATAAAGAATAAAGTCACACAAACCATTAAAGACAGGAATAACACCTGCAAAGTAGTCGGGATTTTCTTGAGAAAACCTAAATCCTTTGTGAACTCGGTGATGACGGAAATCAGAATACAGATACCACATAACACTGCAAGCAGGACGGAACTGTATTCAACTAACATTCCTACATTCATCTTTGTTACCTCCTTTTTAGATTTTAAAATAAAGTCGGTCAACATTCAGAGTCTTCATGGTCTCTTTCTCTGCTGACTTTCCTTACTTCCTTAACTTGTTTCCACTTATACATTTCTTTCTGTACTGTGGAATGAACAAAGGAGTTATCTCCTCCGTGTTTCTCATACTGGTCTATAAGGTCTTTCAGTGATTCAAACTGCATAGCGGTACAGACCTGTTCTGGTGTACACTCCCTGTAGATTCGTTCTATCTTTTCTTTGATTTCAGCCCTTTTTGTCTCAGAGTTTTTCTTTTGGATATTGAGAGTAATTTCTTTAAGGTCAGCAATCTGTTCTGATTGACCCCTCATAACCTCATACATTTCATTTCTGATTCTTTGAGAATCTTCCCTGTCGTGTTTTCTGTTTCTTTCTCTCTCTTCTCTGTTATCCTTAACCTCTTTCCGCAATTCAATGACTGATTCCTTTAATTCATAAACAAGGGCATGAAAATCTTCTTCTTGATTTTTAGTTTTTCTCCACTTATTTAGATGCTTTGATAATTTCTTTTTTTGAGTAAGATATAACATTAAAAGTGCCAAAATTAAAAGAGAAGCGTAAACAAGGTCTACAGCCTTGACATTTGCCATAAGTTCTAAGATAGACTTATTCAAAGTACTCTCCTCCTTATTTAGTATTTATGATACCACATTGAAAAATGTTTGTCTATAGAAAAGACCCTTGAATTACTTCAAAGGTCTTGTGTAGTTAGGACTGCTTTCTCGCTCTGCTTTTTACTAAATCAGCATGACCTTTGTTAGTCAAGTCCTCTTTTACTTCTTCTTTAAGCTGTGCAGGTACTCCTGCATAAGTCTTATCACCTGCAATAATTTTGTTAGCCCAAAGTTGTGAAATAAGTCTCATATTGTTACCTCCTTATGCAGTTTTTGTTAGACAGTAGGTGTCTTCTCTTCTGTGATAAGAAACTCTACACCACTCTCAATGAGAATTTCCTTGACCTGCTCTTTAAGAAGTCTAGGAACTTGGTCGTAAGTCTTCTTACCATTCATAATTCTTTGTGCCCAAAGCATAGCAATCATGGTGTCTCCCTCCTTTCCATAGATTAGCCTAAACAAAAGCATATTTAAAGCACTAAGCATAGACCACAGAACTCATTTCCAGAATCATATCTTCTAATGCTGTTGCTCTGCCATTAAGGGAGACTTGTCCGGCAGATAACGCTTGAAGAAATTCATCTTTTTCATATTCTTTAACATCATAGGAGAATAAAGGTCCTAACTCTTGACCCTCCTCTAATTGTTCTTTTTCTTGCTGTCTTTCACTCTCTGGAACTTCCTTGATGTTAGTGTTTAAATACACATGAGATTCATCAAATTCAATTTCAAGAGGTCTTACAGTTGATTGAACACTCTTAATTTCTTTCATTGTTCTTTCCTCCATTCTTTAAATGATTTTGGTAGTACTCCTGTATATGAGGTTCTAATGGTTTAAAGTATTTCTCACATAATCTGTGTCCATTACAATAACCCACCCAACCTTTATAAGAATTATAACAACAGTAATCAGAATAGGACATTTCTGTTCCACTTTTTACCTTCATTCTTATTTTACTCAGCTTAGATTTTAACCTCTTAGCTGTAGAGTTTCTTAGGAGTATAAAATCCGGGAAAATCCTATAACCTACAAAGTCAACACCTCTGTCTGCTATAGGGAACACTTGATAATTACCTTTTATTGTTAAGTGCCTGTCAGTAATCATGTACTCAATAATTTCCAATTTTAATTGTTGCAGGTACTCTTTAGAGTGATGCAGGATAACTATGTCATCCATATATCTGTAGTAATACTTGACTCTCTTAACCTCTTTTATCCAGTGGTCGAAAGGAGATAAATAAAAATTACCACTGAACTGAGAAAGATAGTTCCCAATAGGAATACCTGTGTCTGGTGCTTCTTTGATATTAAGTTCAAGATACCATAACAAGTTTTCATCTTTAAATAATCTATGATAGTCCCTTATAAGAACTTCCCTATCTATTGATGGATAAAATTTCTTAACATCCATCTTTAAACAGTACGTTGTACCCTCTGGGTCTGCCTTTATATCTGCACTAATACGTTTAAAAGCTAAATGAATACCTCTATCTGGAATTGCCGAATAAGTATCATATATTAGCTGTCTTAACAGTATAGGAGATATTACCTGCAACACCGCCCACTGAATGACTCTTTCTGGAAAATATCGTGACTTATAAATTTCCCTCTCTTTACCACGCTCTTTTCGTGTAAACTTCTCATAGGGTAGTGGTGTGTAAGTCTTAAAGACCAACATATCTTGTATAGCCTTTAGGTGTTTCTTTGGGTCTTTATTAAATTCACGAACTTCTTTGTACCATTTCTTTCCCTTACTTGCATTTTTATGAGCAAGTTCTAGGTTATCCATAGAACAAATTCTTTCCCATATTGTTTGCGTCCTGTCTTCTTTCCCAGTATTAGGGTCAATAGGGTACAGGTGACGCTTCATTTTCCATGTACTCACAAGCCTAATCTTCAAACGCTTTATAAGGTCGTACACCCTTATTCGGCTACCAACAAGACTGTGTAGGCATTTCAGAGTACCAGTTGTTTTACCATCATTTTATGTGTCATTTAACACTAATGACCTAACCTATGTTAGAGAGGTAAGGTAAAATAGTCTACACGGATTTTTTTAATTCCAAAATGTTATATAAACACTTCCAGAACTGAGTACAGTGCCGTGAAGTGGTCGCTGATATTACAATTACGATTAGAAGCCACATTATTCAGATTCCAATAGAACAACTCGGTATTCGTACCATTATTCCAATTCGTACCCAATAGGGTAAATACTGGACTCTCTTTTTATTACCGAGAATCCAGTATTTCATGTGTACTGTTGGTGGCAAAGAATACTCATGTGATAATGTCTTTGACCACTTTAACCCGAAATTTTACCTGTCTTAGTGGAGCAGTACTCTGTTGCAACCACTAATGACATTATACCCTTAACAAAGCGTTTTGTAAAGAAGATTTCTTGTTTCTCCTTCCCTCAAATATTTAATTTTACAAATGATGTTACTTTCTGCAAAGGCGGCCGCCGACATAACAATTACGAGTAGAAGCCACACGAGTCAGATGCCAATAGAACAACCCGGCATTCGCACCATTATCCCAACCCGCACCCAACAGGGCAATATAGTTGTTATGGCCACCCATATTGACATAATAGTAATCACCTACTGGTTTATTACTGTCACCACCTACTAAAGAAGTCATGTAAGCAAAATCACAGTCTTCTGAGAAACCAAAGGCTTTTACATAACCTTCTTTCGTAGCACAACTAAATCCACAAGGAATGTAGTCTGTAATGGTATCAGAGAAAGCTTTACTTCCATCCTGCCAGTATGCTTCATTACAATCACTTCCGGCAGAATGTTTTCTCATAAATCCATCAACAAACTTCCAGATATTTCCGAAAGGATTCTTAACACCACGATACACAGGAACTTTAACATCATACTGAGTACCATTAGAGTGTGTGTATTTAACATCAATAGTACCACTACCATTTCCAAGTTCTGTATTAACAGGGTTAGGAACACTGTCATTCTTATTTGTTACATAAGGCATTCCTGTAACACCAGAACCGAATAAAGGAATGTTCTGGATATTAAATGAAGCAAACTCTACCAAGAATAACATTTGCTCTGCACTTGCAATAGTGAAGTCAAGCTGTTGCCAACCTGTTCCTCTATTAGCACAAGTCTTTCTAATTGCGTCTCTTGTAAGAGAGTTATTTTTTGTTGCTCCCTTAGAAGCACCACTGGCAGGTTTAGCACCTGCAATAGAAGAGAACTTAATATCAGTATAAGGTGTAGAACCTAATGTGATGGTATTGTCATCTAAATCATACCCATCAGTATTTTCAAGACATCCATCATTCTCACCAATTAAATAATAAGGAACAATCTTATCACCTTTCTTAAATGCAGGGTGAACTTTAAAGCCACCTCTAGGTGTTGGACTAATAAGGTCTACCCACTTAGTCATGTGGTAACCTTTTACTTGATATGTTTCATCTACCTGCTTTTCAAGTCTGATAGGGATTCTCTTATAGAAAAACATAGGCTGTTTAACCATACACTGTACTTTTGTACCAATAGGGTCATCACCAATCTGTTTCTCTAAAGCACCTGTTTCTGTATATCCGTCTTCTCCAAAGTAAGCTAAAATTGTTCCGTCATCTTTTACGATACATCTTTTTCTCTCACCATATACAGGAGAATTGTCATAGTCTTTTCCACCAGACCAGTACTTGTTATCTCCAAGTCTTTTTATAGTGTTGTTATCAAGGTCTACTTCAACACCAAGAACTCCCTCTCCAAGTGTTCCCATGAGAACACTGAGGTCAATTACTTGCTGAGAAAGGTTAGAGAAGTTTACCTCTTTACACAATCTTGTCATAATACCATTTGAAATACTTGCGATTGCAAGGTTATGTTTTCCACTATTTGTAGAAGTTGCAAGAGTGTACTTAACCACCTTACGCTTAGTTGTTTCAGCAGGTGAACGATTGTCTTTAAAGAAGTTTGCCACTGTAGAAGAGGACTGTTGATTACCCTCCACTTTAAGTGTTTCATTATAAGACACTACATCTTCCCACACTTGCAAATACACTGTTCCACTTGTAGCAGGAATACTAAGACCTGTACACTCTACCATGAAACCATCAACTACTAAAGAACACTTATCTCCAATTTTTAATGTTCCATCAGCAAAAGTAATTTTACTAAGGTCTGTAATACCATCACCTAAAAGGTTTTTGATTGCTCTTTTAAGCATGGTCTTTTGTACTTCCTGCACTTCATTCATTTCTACCTCTAACAGAGGTTTTTCAGCACCAAAGACAACACTGGAAACTCCTGCGTTGTCTTTATAGTTTGAATATTTGTCAAAACTTGCCATCTTTAAATCCTCCTTTGATTATACTAAGTTCAGAGTGAACCTCATGATTCTCTCAATCGTCATTTCCTCAGTTTTTGTAATAACTGCATGATGACGTTTGTTAATCATAATTCCAGAGTCTTTTGCAGTTGTAGCATTACCACCAAAGATACCAAACTCTCTCCAAACACCATTACAATCAGCCGGACCGAAAGTGTGAGAGATTTGCAGAATGTTTGTAGGTGTCTGAGTCTCCTCAAATTCTGGTGTGAGGAACTTAATCTCGTCTGCTCCGATTGCTACACGACCTAACTCTGCTGTAAGTTTGTTGGCAGAAATGTCCGGGTTAGGAAGTGAAGAATCCCAACTTGAAGCACCACTACCAACAGCCCAGTACTGAATACCTTTGTAACCACTCTGCTGTTTTAACAGACTCATTACAAGGTTTAAGAAATTGTTGACTACAAGATTGTGTCCTACTCTTTCTTCAACTCTTCCATCTGCATAATGGATTCTGTCAATAATCTCACCTGTCATGTGAACATTATGACCATCAAGATTGATAGTCTTCATGTTCATGTGTTCACTGTCTTTCTGTCCAAAGTTACCACTGTCTTTAAACATATTATGTCCTCCTTTTTATTTATAATTGTACAATTTAATAAAGGTGATACCCTCTGTTAAGAATACCACCTTTTGAGCTTTTAAGCAAGTCTTTAGTTAAACACTAAATTTGTTTTAGATAATCTCTTAAATAAAACAACCTTTATTTTTCTTAATTCAATCTCTTTAGTAGAAGAAATATAAATAATAAAATCTTTAGTTCCTTCTTTTAATGGATAATATCCAATTATAGGGTTCTTTTCTGAAACACTTAAATGTGGACCTACAACAGAAGTACTACCTTTGTAAATAGATGAAGAAACATCACCATCCGTTCTAAAATCAAGGAGAAGATACATAGATTTATATTCACCTAAATCTGGAACAATATCTTGATTTATATTTAGTTTAAAATTTGAAGTATATTTAGGAAACCCTTCTTCTGTATTAGGTGAACTTAACACTCCTTTTTGAATTAAAATACCTAAATCATTAGGTATTTCATAACCATTATTATTTTCAAGTGTTAAAATGCTTTCTGTTTCAGAGTGTATTGTAATATCACTGGTTTTAATTAAATTATATAGATAATTTAAGTCATATCCAAAAATACCCTCTCCAAAATAAGATATAATTTTTGTATTACCATAGTTTCTTACAAAAAAATCACACTTGTTGTAATAATTAACCCCAAAAGATATAGAATGACCTGTATCCTTTATAGTACCATCAACTAATTTTCCTATACTATCAATGAGTATTCCACAAAAAGAATTATATCTACCAGAAACGAGTACACCATTAGGGGCACAGTACTGTACCTCAAAATTAGTAATTGAATTTCTTTCACCTTTCAAGTAAACAGCAAATCCATCACCAGTATCACAATTATCAATTTTTATATTAGATAATTTAGATGTTCCAGAGTTCATATAAAGTCCACATTTGCAATTACTAATATTTATATCATGGTAGGTAGTATCAGCTCCTTCAATAAGAAATCCAATATTTTTACACCCAGAAATATATAAGTCATGGAAAGTGACCTGCCATCCACTTAGATATTCAATTCCATTTAACCCAAAATTGGAACATATTAAATCTGATACTATAAACCCAGAATTAACAGAAACATTCCCTTTAGAAGAACCTAATATAAGACCTGAGCATAAAATAGAATTATCACCTATCAAAGACAGATTCATTAAACCTCCACCTTGATTTAGTGTATGAATTTTTATTAAGTAGTCCCCTTGAAAATTATGGTTAGCTTGTAAAACTGTTAATCTTGGACCAAAACCTTTAATCAAAACCCCCTCTGGTACATCAATAGGACTACTAATTAAATATATGCCTTTTGGAATTACTAATAGACCCTTAGAGTGTTGTACAGCTTGTTTAATGGAATCTGTGTCATCTGTTACACCATCACCTTTTGCTCCAAACATCTGTGGTGTTACACCAAACTGTTCAATACCATCTTGCAAATTATCATAAAGGTCTTTATTCATAACAGTAACACCATCTTGAGTATCAATTCTTCTATAAGACATTATCTTTACCTCCTTTTAATAATAAACAGTGGTTACAACACCGTTCCGAATAACTTTATCATACACCATTTCCTCAATTAGCACAAGTCCAATATCTGAGTTACTTTCATTAGTCATAAGACTTTGATTAAGAGTGTTTCCAGTATTAAGACAAGGATAATACATAAAGTGTCCAATAGTATGTTTCAAGGTCTCTTTATCACCTGCTTCAACTTCTACATTATATTCTACAGTGTGGATAATAGAGTCCTTTGTAACATCAAGTTCCTCAAACTCATTCGTAACAAGACTTTCATTTAAAGAATCCTCTGTATTTAAACTCTTAACCCAGTTTTTAGAGAACTGTCTATTAAGCTGTGTAACCTCATTAGCTTCTGCATAAGAAATTGTGTCACTAAATTCCTCCGCAATTCCCTCACTGTCTTTACCAAACACAGCGTCTCCAAACACTGCTTGCATAAATCTTGATGTGTCGGGAGTAGGAAGTGCAATTCTAGGAATACTACCCTCAAGGTCAATTACCTGTGTTGTAGTAACACTTTCTTCATCTTCCTCAATACTACTAATAACACCGATTTCCTCTTTCAAGTTCTCTACTACATAGTCCTCAAAATCATCTGCTCTTGTTTCAATGTTAAGGGCAAACCTCTGATTAAGTAAAAACTCTGAGTCATTAAGAATAGGTCTGTAGGTTTTTGTAATGTTAGAACAAATACTTCCACTCTCTTCCTTAATCTCTTTAATAGTGTCTGTGTAAGAGTCAGTAAACCACTTAAATCCCTCTTTGCCAAATATTGCGTTACCAAAAACACTGTAGGCAAATAGGGAACTATCATCTTCTGGAACACCTATAGAATAAAATGTACCAGACTCTTTAAGGTTGTCATAAGCCTTTTCAATAATATTTTCAAAGACTCTGACCCTCACTAAATCGTCTACCGGGGAAGTGGTGATAGTGGTAGATACCAATTCATCAGTGTCCATATACTCACTTAGAAAGAGGTCATCATTTAATTCCATAAATGGGTCTTTGAGTGTTGGTCTTAAATACTGGTGAGATTTCCTGCTGTCCATATTACCTTGTTCAAGAAAGTGATTGATAATCTTATCAGTAAACCAATCCACATCAACATCATAGTAATAAGACTCACTTAAAATAATACTTGAGTTAAGACCTAACTCAAAATTGTTAATTGTAGGGAAGAAACCCTCACCTTTTTGACTTACTACTCTTGCTTCTTCATTTCTTACATCTGTTACATAAATCATTTCCTCGTCTTTTGTTTTAAGCCTTGCAAGTTCATAAAACAGATAAGAAAAGATAATTGTCACATTGATAAAGAAAGGAAGAAACTCCTTGATAATCCTTAAAAGCTGTTCTCTGTCTGGAATATCTCTTGCACCTTGTTGGTCGTAGTCCATTTCCAGTTTAATGTCAATGTGAAAGTCCTCTAAGAAATCTGGACTAATAATTACCTCCGATTTTACATCAGAGATAATTGAGGTCAAGTATTCAATGACAGTAGTAGCACCTTTTCTGGCATAAAGGTCTCCGAGAATAGGTAACAGCTTTCTCAAGTACAGTTCTGGAAGACCATTAAAAATCTCAAGACCATACTGACTGAATACTACACTCAAGACTTCTTTAGGGGTTTTCTCTGGGTCATTTAAGTCAAGGATTCCATTTACCTCCTCAATAACTTTAGAGAAACCTCCGTCACTAAGGACATTGAGGTATCTCTTTAAAGCAAAGTCCACCATTGAGTCGGCATTGTGATAAACCGGAGGGAGAGTGTTATACAGTTTTTCATTAAATTGTTCTCCTGCTAATAACTTTGACATACTATCCCTCCTTTACTTTTCCACCAGTCACATTCAGTTTTAATTCCCTTAAGGTAATAATCTTACTGTCTTTGTCTGCTGTGATAATATCACTATCTGGGGAAATGATACGGAATGACTCAACACCTGCAAAAGTCTGTTTTATCTCATGTTCAAGGTCAGACTTCACAAACTTGTCTCCAAACACTAAATTGCCATAAGCAAAGAATGTGTTCTTTACATAATCAGTCACATATCCAACAATGGTCTCCTTATCATAGTCATCATCAATAATCAAGTTTGCAGTAATAGTGATAGGATATTCCTCATGCTTTTTAAACTCATAAGAAGTTCCCGGAATAATTCTTGAGTTGAAGAAGTCATTTACCCTTTTGAGAAGTGCTTCGTCCATAGTGTAACCCTCTCTCATAAGATAAAAGACATTCATCTTTAACTTCACAACTTCGTCTGAGATTCCTACAGAACTGAGAACCTCATAGAAGTTGATTCTTAAAAGGTCTGCATAGTCCTGTGCTGTGATTGCTCTGTCTTGAGTTCTGAAAGCCGCAGGAGCATTTTCCCGAATTTCTTCAATGCTCTCTTTTTCATGTCCTAAGACAGTCGGACCAGAGGGGTTAAATGTTCTGTCCACATAAGCAATGCTTTCGTCAAACTCTGTAATAGTGTTAGGCTTTACATTACCAATAGAACCTCCACCTACTCTGTAAGAAGCAATAATACCATTGTCATATACATCTGGAATTTTACCTCTAGCACCACTACCAAACTCAATGTAGCAAGTATCAAATTCGTCCACTGTCACTGTGTAGTGCCTGCTCTCTTCATCACTGTCAATAAAGGTGTCTACTTGAGTCCACACTTCATATCCATCACCCTCGTTAATCATCAACTGAATAGAGTTTGTAAGAACTTCCTTGTAGTTCAGCTTAAAGGACTGATAAGGCTGTCCATTAGAAGAACCTAAAAGGTCTTCATTAACTGATGTACCTTGAATTACATTGACAGAGTACTTATAAGAGTCATCTTCATTCTTTTCATCACCCAACATTCCTGCCGGAATAATAAGGTCATTTTCTGTTTCAAAGTAAACAGTAACCATGTCAGTGCTATCTTTAGTGTGTACAACACTTCCTTTAGGAATTACAATGTCTCTGTCCATTTCATTACCAAGCACAAACACTTGAGGTACAACACTGGCAGTCTGGTTTTTTGCAATATACCTTAACTGTCTTGCAAGTAACACCGCAATTCTTCTGTCTTGTGTGGTAGGAAGAAAACAGTCATTTGCAATTACATCTGTGTATAAACTACAAATATCCAGACCGTTTGCAAGGCACTCTAAAATAACAATACCTGCGTCAGTCTGGCTTGTGTCAGTGTACTCCGGCATACGCTTTTGTAATTCCTGTATAAGCATAGTTCTATATGCTTCATAATCTCTACTTGTGTAATCAATTCCTTGTGTTGGTTTTCTACTCATTTGTTATCTCACCTACCTCAAATTTTGCTGTGTACCAAGTCTCATACTTGATGATTTTAAAAGTTATCGTTGCAAAAAGGAAACTACCTTTATTAGAGGTCTCTACCGAAAACTGAATATCGTCCTCAGTAGCTTGCACCCTCTCTTCAAGTCTTTCTATTGCGTCCACAATTCTAGCTTTTGCAATAGCTTGTAGTGTTTCATCATTGGGTTCAAACACCACTGTAATGAGTTCTGAGTAAATATCGGGTTCCATTACCCTTTGGAGATAATGTGTTCCGAAAATCTGTTTCAGACTTTCAACAATGTGTGTGGGGTTAGAAGCACTTGTAGTAGACATTACCACTCCCCCTTGTGGTCCGACTCTAAAAGGAAAACTGATTCCTGTATATCCACTCTTCGGCATTTTAATGACCTCCTTTCTTATACATTAGGTGCGTCTACACGAACATCAGCGTGAACAACACCACCACCGTTTTTACCAACATAAGCACCAACATTACCTGCACTAAGGTTATAGCAACTTACGTTACCTTGTACTTCAAGTGTACCGAGTATGGTTACTTTGCTATGCTCTATTTTTAAATCACACTCTCCTGCACCTACATTGATGCTGATAACACCGTCTTTCATAGTGATTGTACAGTCAGCATAATTTATGATTCTCACTTTGTCCTTAGAAGAACCATAGTTAGTACCTAAAGGTGTGGTGTTCTTCTGCCACCAGTTACCTAAATAAACTGGATAGTTTGGGTTGCCCTTTTCAAAAGCAATCCAAACTGTCTCTTTCTTCTGTGGTAAACAAAAGTCTCCACCAGTGTCATAAGCTACTGGCACACATGGTTCACACCACGCACTTTCTACTGTACCACCTAAAACATCTGGTATCTGACACTTTATTCTACCTCGTTTTTCTGGGTCATTGTTATTACTAACAATACCTTTATAAAATCCTGCGTATGTTGCCATACTACCACCTCTTTACGGAATAATAAGTTTAAGACCAATAGGTAATCTTCTGTACTGTGACGGACTGATACCATTGGCATTTGCAATCTTAGGATATTGTGCCCCACTACCATAATACTTAGCGGCAACACTCCACAAACATTCACCTGCTTTAAGATAGTGGATTCTCTGGGAAACCGGAGCAGGTTTCTTAGCAGGTGGGTCTTTCTTCTTCTCTGGAACTTTTTTGTCCTTAGAAGATGTGGAAGTGTCCTTTAAAGAGTTTCCAAAGTCTGTCTTGATTAAAGTAGCAGAGTGTGAATATCCATCTTGACTTATCTGCCTTGTAACATCTTGAACATAATACAGACCAGACAAATACTTGCCAATACCATTGATTCTTACTGTATCTCCGGCAGTGAGTCTAATGGTCTCTTTGGTGGCAATAAACTTTAACTGCCCCTCCAAAATATTATACTCAATAGTGTTGTACTTTTTCTCTGCACTACCCACAGAGGACTGAGGGTTTGAGTTACTGGCAGACATATTTCCACCTTTGTTACCAGAGGGTTTTGAAGAACCACTGCTTGAAGAGGGTTTTTTATTACTACCTCCATTATTACTTGTAGAACTTGAACCACTAGAACCACTGGAAGTCCATTTACCAGTAGAGGGGTCATAGGTCATTGAACCATTTCGAGCCATTAAATCTCACCTCTTTTCTTAGTTCCACTTTTTAGTGGTAGGGTTATAGGTATAAGACCTACCTGCATTATTTGAACCACTATTAGAATTTTTAGTCTTACTGTCTGTAGACCTTGTAGACTTAATCTTAGTGGTAGAAAGTTTCTTGTTGGAAGAATTGATAACAGAAGAACCAACTTCCACCTGTGCAGACTCTTTAGTAATTTTAGGACTAAAGCTGATTACCTCATGTGGGTAGTTAAGGTAAGTCAAATCCATTTTCGGAGTGGATAAATGACCTTTCTTCACATAATAAAATGTGTTACCTACAAGTCTGGCTGTAAATGGATATACTTCATTACCTGCAAGCTGAGTAATGAAGTCAATATCTGTCTGCTGTGATTGTGTAATAGTCTCCTGCTTTTCAAAGTCATAACCACTTTCTACTACACACTTAAAACCGTATTCTTTTACAATCTTCTGAACCACTTTTGCACTTGTTGTGTCTTTAAAGGTGTTGTCCTTTTTCTTGCGGTTCATTAAGTGAGTGTTATCCATGCAAGTGACAGTAAGTATAGGACACCCAGACTCTTGAAAGATAATGTCAATCGCTGAGATATATCCCTCAAACTTAACTCTGTAGGTTACACCTACCCAACCAAGCTGTACTTTAATCTTGTTATCCTCAATGAAAATGTTGTCTTCAATATAAAGGAACTCTGGGTCTTGAATCTTGATAACACAAGTGTCAGACCCATCAACTGTTTCCTTTACTTCAATATTGTTAATACACTGTTTCTTTTCAATACCCAACTTGCTACCATTTATCCACACATCATATTCAATGGCAAGAAGTTCTCCGTTTTTGTAACTGGACACTTTCTCACCCCCTAAACATTCACAATCTCAAGAACCTCATTGAAGTCTGGAATAAAAATCTTATCACCATACTCTATGTCAAATTCAGTTCTGTACTTAGGGTTTGCGTCAAGAATAGCCCATCTTAAAGCACTGATACCATAATACTTATAAGAGATACCATCTAAGGTATCACCCTCTACCCACTCATGTAGTGTACAGTTTGAAAGGTTAAAACTAAACCTATCTCGCTTTTTGAGGATTGGACTATTGTTACCGTTAATAGTGTAGATAGGTGTATGCAGGTATCTTGAGTTTTCGTACATCATACCTTACCCACCTGCCTTAATGTAAGTGAGAACCTTGTCATGGTAGGTCTACCATTACTGTCAAGAATTTCATCATTTACTTTTAATTTTTTTAGTACACATACCTTTACAAAATACCCATAGGCAAATGTAAAGGTAGGTGGTTTTTTAAAACTTGAAGTATTTATTTCTGGTGGCATAAGTGCTTCAAAGAACTTCCTTGCAGTGTTTATCTTTCCACTATAAGGTTTATCATACATAAACACCTCTACGGAAAATTCTCTCACTTTACCACCAGAATATTGTGTTAAGGGGTAACTCATACCCGGTGAGTCAATGTCATTAAATTTAGCTTCCCTCTCATAAGGTACAGAGGTAGGGTTAAACTGGCAGACCAATTTTGCATTGGTGCTGTTATTCACAAAATAACACTTTGTTTTAGCGTTACTGTTAGCATTAAATCTACTCATGTATTAACCCTCCTCTCTAATAAGCTAACTCTAAATCTGAGCCTTTTGCTGTCTTGTAATGAGTCATGTTATTTAATTGTCTTTTTCTTTCAATTATTTCCATGATTCTCTCCGCAAGTCTTTCTGCTTCTTGTTCAGAAGCTCCGTTTGCTTGAATTACAATAGCACCAGACTGGAAGACTACTGAGTTATCAACATTACCCTCTTGTGTGGTTTGTGTTGTGTTACTGTTTGTGGTGTAGTAGTTGCCCGGAATAACTGGACTACCACCATCACCATTAGGACTAGGTGTTGGAATGAAAGGCTCTGGGTTATCTGGGTCACTCTCTGGAATGAATCTAGGTACAGAACCCATAGCAGAAGCAACTCCTGTCAAAGCAGAGGTAAATGTACTTGCAATTCCTGTAAGGAAAGAAGTGTTCATTGAACTGTTAGAGTTAATGATATTACCTACTTTAGAAGCAAGTACACTAATCCATCCAGTATTTTTCTCAAGTGGCATAACTGCTTCTTGACCATCTTCACCAACACCAATCATTGTAGGTTTATCAAAAACACCACCTTTAGCATACCATGAAACTCCAATATGAGGGATAGAAGGTGGATTCAAACTAAATGAACCACTGATACTAAAGTGAGGAAGTTTAATGTGTGGAAGTGATAAGTTAGCACCTGTGAATAAGCTTGAAATCTTACTTATTGCACTAGATACAATACTCTTTGCACTATCCATTACACTACTGATTTTACTTTTAGCCGATTCAAATACACTTGAAACAGCACTCTTTATTCCTGCTCCTACACTTGTTATTGTACTCTTAACTGCGTTCCATCCAGTATAGACAATACTCTTTATACCACTAATAACATTTGAAATAGTTGATTTAATAGTATTCCAAATGTTGCTTACTGTACTGGAAATCCCATTTAGAATACTTGAGATAGTATTCTTAATCCCATTCCAAGAAGAGGAAATGAAACTTGAGATTCCATTCACAACAGTCATAACAACACTTTTAATAGAGTTCCAGATTGAAGATACTACATTGTAAGCACTCTGTAATACCGTGCTAACAACATTAAAGATGGCATTAAGTGCAGTAGAGATTACATTCCAAATGCTCTGTAATATTGTACTTACAAAGTTAAATATAGCTCCAAAAATTGTTTGAACACCTTGCCATATTCTATCTAAATCCCCGGTAAAAATTCCTACAATAATATCAAGAATACCACTAATGATGTTCATAATACCACTCATAGCAGAACTTATAATGTTCACTATGGTGTTTACTACAGTTACAATAAAGTTCCAAATTCCTTGAATGATAGAAGAGATAGTTGAGATAACACCTTGGACTAAAAGTACAAGGACATTTACTAAAAACTCTCCAATAGCAGAGATAGCATTGATGATACCTTGAAAAGCAGGAGTACTTGCAATTTCTTGTGCTTTTTGTACTACCCAGTCTTTTACCTTTCCAAAAGCGTCCATAACCATTCCGGCTACTTCTACAACTTTATCTTTCAGATTCAAGAAAGCGTCAATCACTGGCTGAATAGCTGTCTTTAAATTATCCCAGATAGACTGTAATCCATCTTTAAGGGAGTTCCAGATATTCATACCCTCTTCTTTCAGTGTTTCCCAAATGCCAGACACTTTCGCTTTAAATTCCTCCCAATGTGTCACAGCATAAGTGATAATAGGTGCTAACACTGCCACAATCGCCGCAACTACTGGTGCTGATAAACCTGCAAAGAAACTTACAATACCGCTACCAATAGCTGACAGTCCAGACATTAAAGTACTCCCCAGTGTGGAAAGACCAGAAGTGATTGCAGTACCTAAACCACTACTTAAAAAGGTCGTTACCATTCCACTAATCTTAGGGAAGATAGCACCCAACTTACTTGTTAAGCTACCCGGTGACATTAAAACACTAAAAGCAGATTTTATAAATCCACCTAACTTAGTAAATGTTGGGAACAGTTTTGATACAAACTTTCCGATACCACCGATAGCTTTACCTACACCTATAAAGGCTTTCCCGATACTTGCTACAACACCTACCACTTTTGCGAGTTTACCAATTACTGAGTCTAACACTTTAAATGCCCCAAAGAATATAACTGCTTTAGTAGCGAATTTACCAAAGGACTCACCAAAGGTGTACCATGCGTCAGAGTCTCCACTGGAAAGCAATGAGAAAAAGTCGGTCAACTTATCCAATGCTGTGTCAATAAAAGTACCCTCAAGGTTAGTCTGTAGACCAGATATAAAATTCTTGATACTCTCACTTACCTCTTTAAATCCTGCAATAAATCCCTCTTTAAATAAACCGAATCTATATTTAAGGTCAAGGATTGCTTCAATCAAAGGAAGAACCCCTAACTCTTTCGCTTTTAAGAATGTGTCTTCACTTAGCGTAAATCCATCTTCACTATTCCACAATTCTGCTAAGGCTCTACACACTACCATTAACTTCATAAGACCTACAGTAAGGTTATTCCAAAAGCCACCCTTACTCTGTAAGTCTGTCACTACATTCATCATTCCCCCGACACTCATGTTAATAGCATTTTGGGCTGTAGCAAAAGAATTACCTAAATGCTGAACAAAACTTGTGACGAGAGTTCTCATACCTGCAAAGTCTGTTTTCCATGCTAAGTACATTCCACCCACAGCTAAACCAAGTGGCACTACTCTTGAAGCAATAGCTTTGATACCACCTACAAGAATACTTCTCATAGAAGCAAAGCTACCACCCATAGCAATGAGTACTGTAGCAAGCCCGGACATTGAAGAAACTACTTTAAGTGCAAGACCTGTAAGTGTTAAAAGAACACCTGCAAATGCTACTAACTGCACTACAAACTTCGCAAGTTTAGGCTGTGTTGTTGTTAGCTTAGTAACCCACCTAATGAAGTTACCAATAGCTTCTCCGGCTTTTACTAAAGGCTTTACAATAAAGCTGAGACTTTCTGCAAGCACTTGAGCAATGGTAGCCATTTGTGCTTCATCAATCTCAAAGATAGCTGTTGTAATACCTTGAAGAGCCGATTTCAAATCATTAAATACACCTGCGTCTCCTACTGCAAGGAATAGTCTGGTGAATTGGTCGGACACGTTAGAAAGTGTTTGAGACCATGTACCCATGTTCTTCATCATAAGACCTGCAACACCTAAGTTATCTGCTAAGTCTGCAAAGTCTTGTGCAATCTGTTCTGGTGTGTCACCCCAAGAACGACCTAAAATACCCTCAACATCAACGTCAAGAGCATTTTTTAAGGAACGAACTTCACCACTAAATGCGTTTCGGATAGCTGTACCCCACTGCATTGCAGGTACATCTGGTCTAAATGCCATCAAGTCTCCAATAAAGCCCATCATTTCTTGTTGGAAACCATTCTTAGCACTTGTCATTGTCGCAAAAGCGTCAAGACCATTCGCTGTAATAGTAGTGAACATACCAGATAGGTCATTGATTTCAAAAGGTGTTTTAGCGGCAAACTCCATGAGTTTACTTACTGCTTTTTGACCTTTTTCTGCGTCACCAGTTAAAGCATTTACAGTGATACGCAAGTTCTCAAACTGACTACCAGTATCTATCGTTCCTTGTAGTAACTTCTGGAACATTCCAGTTATTGTATTTCCCATACTTAGAAAGGTGTCACCTAACTGTCCTGTCATTACTGACAATGAACTTAAAGCAGTTATATCAGCCATTCTATTTATGGAGTCTGTTGATTGTTCTGCCATCTGGGTCAGTCTTGTCAACTGATTCGCCGCATTATTGATTCCGGCAGTAGCATTGTCAGTAAAGGATAGGATTAGTCCTAAACCAAAATCCATGAGGTAAACCTCCTTTCTTCTTATCTACTTTCTTTATAAGAAGACCTTGGAGTATTACCACTATTATTCCCACTTTTAGCTTCGGCTTTACACTGTTGCTTGATTCTATCATTGAAGACTCCTCTTTCGTGACAAGGAATTTCCCAACACTCTTTTCTGCTCCAATGATAAAAATATGCAAGATTGTGGACTTCCATCAATGTCACTTCAATAGGGGAGAGAAGTAATATCTCTTCCCCCAGAAATGACATGAACTCCATTAGAAAAAATCGGAGCTACCCACCTGTCCAGTAAGTTCTTCACCACACACATCACAAGTGATTTCAAGATTACTGTCAATACCGAAGACATTTTCCTTGATTAAATTCTCTAAGTACTCTCTGTCTCTTAAACTCATTTCCGCTACTCTGTCATTGAACACTGGTGTTCCGTCATCAAAACTCATTAAACGAGTTAAGAGCATTGTTGTACCAGAAGCCATGTTCTTCTTCATAATCGGGAAGATGATTTCTCTGTCAAGACCTGTAATCTGTTTAAGAGTACCTGTCTTATGTACAACTCCCTTTGTATCTTTGTAACCTCTTCCCGGCAATTCAAAAGATACTGTATAAAGACCACTAAAAGGAATGATTTCAAATTCATCAATACCTACAACAGTCTTTAAAGTTGCCTTACAGTTAGGACACTTATGGGTAAAGGTAATGTCATTACCCTTAGAAAGCTGTCTTACTTTCATAGCCATGTAATCAAGGTCTGCACCTAACATGGACTTAATAAGTTCTCCCCAATTCTTAGGACCAAGTTCTTTTCGTGTTTTTCCTCCAATGTCAATCAGTGTTCTCTCAAGCAGAGTGTTCACCAGTTTAGCACCATTGGCACGAACATCTGGTTTGTTGATTGCTTCTTCATCTTTACCGTTCATTTCACGATAAGAGAATGTTCTCAGCATATTCCCCTCATACTCAATACCTGCTAAAAGGGGTTCGTCTCTCACTACACCGTCTTCGTCTGTAGGAATATCACCCATCTGACGAATGTTCTCGTTTTCAATCTGCTCCACTACACTTGACATATCGTTTTTTTCAGCTTTTTTTAATGCCATGATAATTACCTCCAAATTTTATTTGATAAGTATATAATACAACAAAAACCTCCCTATTGCAATAGGGAGGTTTTCTGCTATTCTTTTGCTCTTATAAGAAGTACTCAAACACCATAGTAAGTGTCTCAATGATTACGTCACTACTTGTAGCGTCCAAGTCGGCACATTCATACTTGCTGAACCATGCTTCTGCACACTTAAACTCTCTACGGATTTTTCCGAATCTGTCACAAATCTGAATGACTACCGTATTACGAACTGTGTTGTTGTTAAACACTGTCTCATAAATACCTTGCAGGTAATCATCAGCATACATACCTCTTTCAAAGGTAACTTCTCCAACAGATTCTCTACCCGGAAGTTTGTGAGCGTGGTTGTACATATTTTCAAAGTACTCAACTACCTCAACTTCTCTGCTGAGACCACCGACTTTCTGGAATCCAACACCTGTCGGAAGACCCGGAATGGAAACCTTAAACATGAAAGACTGTAATGGGTCAGCTTCAATAGTTCTGGAAGCGTGTGCCGATAAAGCAATACTCTTAAACATATTGTATAACTTATTCATCTTTACTTCCTCCTTTATTAAGACTGGCTATCCATTGAGTGAGCCAATTTAATGACTACAAACTCAGCAGGTTTAACCGGAGCATAACCGATTTCAACATACAAGAAGCCATTGTTAATAGTTGCGTCTGTGTTGTTTGTAGCGTCACACTTCACATAGTACGCTTCATCAGAAGTACCTTTTAAAGCACCACTTAAACGAAGAGTCTCAAGGAAGTCTTGACAAGTAGCTGTTACCCTACTCCACAAGGTCTCGTCATTAGGTTCAAACACCGCAAACTGAGTTCCTGCATACAAGGACTTTTTGATATTGTAATTGATAATAACATCAGTTACATATCTCATATCCGCTTTCGGATTAAGACCTCTTGCTCCCCAGATAACAATACCTGCGTTTGTTCTAGGAACAATACAGATAACACCAACTGGGTTCAACTGAGCTACATCAGAATCAGTAAGTTTCTTCTCCATAGAAATGAAACCTTTTACTACAGCGTCTACTCCGGCAGGTGCTTTCTTGATACCCTGTTGTCCAATGACTCTTGAGTACACACCCATCACATGACCTGCTGTTGGTACTAACTTAGTGCCATTTGTCAGAGGGTCACTCACATAACCCCAAGGATAAGCTAAACAGCCACCATAAGCACTGATAGTCTTTCTGTACTCTTTTGTAGCTTTCACTGTACTTCCTACTGGCATATCCAAAATCGGGAATAACAAGTGAGCGTCACAGTAAGTCATAACACCGTCATTTACTGCTGTAGAAGTCTGACCCGGAATAGCAAGGAAACTTGCGTCATCAATGGTACTACATACTTCCATAGCAGTAATATAGTCAGAATCTTGCAGGTCTTCAATACCATCTGCACCACCAGCTAAAGTGATTGTTTCCTCAGACAGCTTACTAACTGTTCCAGAAGCAACTACCCAGTTCTGAGTTGTAATGTTAGTATTGATTGCATTAACAATAGTGTCTTTTGTAACCTCAGTGATTGTAGCCACACCATCATCTGAATTACTCATGGTAATAATTACATCAAACACCTCATTGTCACTTTCCTCCCAATCTGCACTCTTTTTAATCTGTACAGTAGGAGTGATTGCACCCTCATACTTTGCTTCAATGGTAAGTCCGGCATTTGTTGTAGCTTCTTTCTTTGCTTTAGCCGCAGTCTTAGAAGCAACACGCACAACGTATAACTGATTTCCCCCATTAGCGAAAAATCCATACACAGAGTAAGGCAAATCACTGTTGGACATGAAAGGTGTTTCTAAACCATTGGCAAAGTTCTGAATAAATTCAGACCAAGAAGAAACTAAAACTGGCTCTCCCACAGGTCCACTCTTCATAGCACCTAACAGAATACCAATCGTGGAACTTGCTTGTTGAATAGGACTCGCACCTGTAGCAACGTCTTGAATATATACGTCTGGTCTGTTAAAATCCATTATTTATTCCTCCTTATCTTTATTCTCTACTGTTTTCACAGCAGGTTTCTTTTTAACCGATTTTGTATCGGAAACCTCTCTCAGTGTCAGAATCTTAACTGACACCAAACTCTTAATGTAGTCTGTACACTGCTTATCTGTCAATGTTACTTCCTTACCCGGAAAAAGTCTCAGTGTGGACTTATCACCAAGAGTACAAACTAGAGGTCTGTTTGTTGTTACATTCTTAATGATGAACATGATAAACCTCCTAACTCTCCTCACTCATAGGTTTACTATCAGCTTGAAGATTTCTTTCTGCAACCATGCTTACATTATAACCTACTTCGTCATCTAATTCTACCCATATCACATAAGAAATTATAGAATGGAATAGTCTTTTCTGATTCTTTAAAAGGTCAGACTCCCTCATATTCTCATTTAACAATACATTTGAAGACCTTTCAACACCTCCGTCATCAATCACTTTAAGATTGAATTGCCGGAAGTGTCTTCTTAACCATGAACTTGTCATAATGTTTATGTCTTCTTTATATCTCGACCAAAAATCAATCTGGTATGTGAGATTAAAGGGAATAGCTGAGTCCTGCATTTCGAGTGTATTCTCTTCTTTGTTCCTGCTTAAAATCACAGGGTTAGGGTTATACCTCTTAGGGTCAAACTTAGGAAACAAAGGAGTAATTGTAATACATGGAATGTTTTCGTCCTTGAGGTCTTCTTCTGGGTCTCTTACAAACACCATTTCTTCTGTAACTGGCACTCTCTTACCAGAAATGTCAAGATAGGAGACTGTCTTTAAAATCTCTTCTTTCAAACCTCTCTCAACTTCTTCAAACCAAACATTAGCTGGCATACTCTTTCACCTCCTTATGGTTCAACTATATCTTTAAACAACTCAGTCCAACTCTTTTGCAAAAGGTCTTTTACCTCCTCAAAAGTCGGTCTTATGAGTGGTCTTGCAGGCATACGGTCTGTACCATATTCAATCCAAATCATCAAGTCACTCATTTTCATTCCACCCTCATGTGCTTTCCAAGGAGAAGCACCAACAAAAATTGTTGAGCCGGAAACAGTAGACTTAATTCTTCGGACTTCAAGACCATTCACTAACTGACCTTTCTCAATCAGAATAGTGGTGTCACCACCTTTAAGTTCAACAGTATGGTCTGATAGAGGTGTCCACCCTAAATCTTGACTGTAGACATGACCTTTCATCTTCTCAAGTACCATCTGTCCATCTTCATAGAATTTGGCTTCAAAAGCAGGTTTTAATTTCACCGCCATGTTTCTCATGTGAATACCTGCTCTATTCCAATCTCCTGTCATCTGCATTTTCAGAGACATTAACACCACCCTCTTCTTCAATGTCATCAGTAACATAAACTGAGGTAACATCTTTCCGATACTCACATTCAAACAACACTGTTAAGAAAACGTCCTCAACGAATGTGTTTGGTTTCACTGTCTTAACTTCATAGAAAGCACCATGAAACTCAATGTAGGCTCTTCTTAAAATATCCCAGTCTTTTTCTGTTTGACAAGCAACACCATTATCTCTCAAGGACTTAAAGGGAACAGTAAATTTAGGCAAATCTTTTACCTCAGACTCTACTACCTCTTCCTTTTTAATCTTCATGTTTGACTGTGCTTTTGCGACAAGAAGTACTGGTTTCCTATATTTCTTAACTTTAGACTCTTTATAGAACCCTCCGTCAGTTCTGGGGTCTAAGAGGTATAACTTAATACCATCATTAACCCCGTCAGTAAACATTATGGAATATACTTCATTAAGACCATCAACAAAAGCGTCTTGAATTTCTTTATCCATTCAGTTTACCTCCAATATCTTCAATATCAACTTCTTCATCAGTCACTAAAGGCAAGGTCTGTACTGTAATCTCCTTATACCCAAAAAGCTGATTCCTCTCAATAGAGAAAACAGCAATATAATAAAGGGTGTCTGGTTTAAGTCCTGTCACTCTCTTAAAGGTGTTTCTAAAGTTCTGAGAAGATAAAACCAGTATAGCAGATTCTTCTACTTTATCCTCGGCTCTATATCCCTCTTGGTACAAGTCAACAATAGGCTTCTCACTGATATACACTAAGAACTTTCCAAAGTGGTCGTTATTAAAAGAAGACCAACTAAAGGACAAGGACTCATTAGTGATTTCGCCTATTTTTATCCTTACGATAGGTTTCGGACCATATTCATAATTTCTTCTGGTATAGTGATTCTTTGAGCGAATTGTGTCATAGGTAGTAACACCTTGTATTCCAGTGTTAGGGTCTGTCATTCCTCCACCATTGTCTACCCAGTCTTCATACTCCCCTTGTACTTCTTGTGCAAGAGCAATATAGTGTTTAAACCTCTGGTCTCGCTTCAACTGGTTATTGTTATCCGCTGTAAGGTCATACAGAGGTGCGGAAGTAACTGCCAGTTTCATATAGAGTTCTTTCTTAGACAAGAGAATAACTGGATAATCAGAACCCGGAGGTAAATCAGTAAGGTCTTCCGCTGATGGGAAGACCTTTGACATACCTAACTTGAGGAACATGATAAGGTCTTCATCAGTCATGGTAAGAAAAGCCGGGTCTTTAATCTCAGCTTCTTCATTCTGTACATTTACTGCACTTCTTAAAAGTGCAATCAACTCATTAACTGTAAAAACCATTTTCACTACCTCCTATCTCACATTAAAGAGGAGACAAGATTCCTGCTCTGTTAAGAGTGTTCTTAACAAACTCTGGAACATTGTAACACATACCCTCTTTTAAATCATAGAGTTCACCACCAATGAAACATCTGTGGTCTCTCTTTGCTCTGATTCTTACATTCTTACTTGTTACTGTTTCATCTTTCACTGCCTGTGTGTCAACTTCTACTTCTGGCTCTGCTGTGTCTTCTGTAGTAACCTCTACTTCTGGAACAGCGTCTACTTCAACCTGCTCTTCCTCAACAGTATCTTCTACTGTCTCCTCAATAGCTACCTCTTCTTCTATAGTGATAGGTGTGTCCTTAACTTCTTCTTTCTTAGCAACTTTCTTAACTGCCATGATATAATTCCTCCTTAATATAAAAATAAAGGGAGGGAAGATGATATTCTTCCTCCCCTTTTGTTATTTTATGCCATAAGACCTGCTGTTTTCAACTTAGCAAGAAGACTATTAAAATCTGTCTTTAAAGTGTCAACATCAGTTCCAGTAGCAGTAGAATCAGCCTGTGTTGGCATTTTGGTAGCTGACAACTTCTCTTTTAACTTATCACCCACAACTTTTGCGTCTGCGGCTTGACCCGATTTTGTAAGAGTATTGTCAACAGTCACAGAACTACCTCCATCAGAAACACCCTCAAGGAGTGCAACGATAGCGTCCACTGCTTCATCTGGATTCTGATTTGCATAAAACAAGGCTTTCTTAATTCTTTCTCTTTGTTGTGCTGTAATTGCCATAATGATACCTCCTTAAAACTTAGGCGGTTTCAATAACAACACCATACTCGTTATTGAGAATACCTGTACCCCAGATAGCGTACCATGCAAGAGACTGTTTACGTCCGAAGTCTTCAACTCCATTATCTCTCAGTTCTACAGGCAGAGACCAAGCAATACCGTAGTATTCATCACCAAAGATAACAGACTGGTAAACATCTACCTTGTTGTTACTTGTACCTTTCTTGAGTTCAGCTTTGTGTGCCGGGTCACTATCTGGTGCTTTTCCGTTACACATAAGAGTAGTCTCAATGAAACGTGTGTCATCAATTCTACCAATCTCACCATTGAAAAGCTGTTCTGGATTTCCATAGTTACTTGCGTTAATCCATGCCGGGTCATCACGCAGGTCTCTACTCTGGTGTGGGTGTACAAAACAAATCCAGTATGCACCCTCACGCTTCGGAGCATTATTTGTAGCCAGAATCTCAATAGCGTCTTTGATAGTGCTGACTTTCATCTTACAAGTCTCGTCCAGATTTTCTCTGTCTGCAACAGCAACATCACCTGTCTTAGAAGCAAACACAATGTTAGTACCAGACAGTGCTGTGTCACGAAGTTCACAGTCAAGAACCATAGCATAGTCACGACCCAGAAGAGTTGTAGTACTTGCCATAATGTCATCAAAACTGGACTCCATTAAAAGTCTACTGTTAGATACAGCGTTACCATGCTCTGTAACAGTAATCTGTTTCATGGAACTGCTGAGTGCCTGTGTTGTCATGTCAACCATTTCAGTCAGCTTACCACCAAGTTTCAGATTGGCATAAGTCATCATAGAAATAGTCAGACCCGGCTCAACACCTAACTCTGTCTTTCTTGTTGCAAATTGAGCGAAACGCATAACTGGCAGTGCCTTAAACTCAATCTCTCTGGAATACACCATACGGATTGCGTCTGTAAGTTTAACACCACCATTTTCTGTAGAAGTGGCAGTAGTAACTGCTCCTGCCGCATGAGCCTTTAACATGGCTCTGTTAATAAAACTTGCAAAAATTGTCTTTTTTGCTTTATTCATCACACTATTACCTCCTTAATTTATTTTAATTGTGTGTGTGGTTGCAGATTCTTCTTTTATCTTAACCCCAGTTTCTTACGAACTTCTTTGTATTCCGCAGAAGCCGGGTCTAAAGAAGCTAAGTATTCAAGAGAATACTCTCCGAATTTTTCCTCAGAAGCAGGAGCAGGAGATTTAGGAGTTCTCTTCTGCTGTGTTGTCTTCTTACCATCAGTAGAAACACCTAATGTCTTCTTAATCTCTTCACTTCTTGCAAGAGCAGTAGCAAGGTTCTTATCCAGTTCTTCAACTGTATCACCAAACACTAACTCCGGCAGTAACAAGTCATCTTTGTGTTCTGCTAAAATCTGTGTCTTATGGTTCTTAACCTCATATTCTTTCTCAAGTTCTTCCCGAACTTCCTTTTCTACTTCTGCTCTGTCAACTGGTTTGTTTTTCTCAAACTCAGCCACCTTGTCTTCTAAAGACTTCTTATCCTTAGTCAAGGTATCAATCTCAGCCTTGAGTGTTTTAATCTCTTCGCTGTCACCTTGTCCGGCAGTTTTCAGTTTGTCCTGTGCTTCTTTCAACTGCTTCTCAAGGTCTGCCTTTTCTAAAAGGTCATTGTTGTGTTGCTGTGTAAGAGTGTCAACCTGTCCTTGAAGTTTCTCAATTTTCTTGTACTGTTTGTCTTTCTCTTCTTTTCTTGCTTTCAGAATGAGTTCCTCAAAGTTGACTGTAGGTGTAGTCTTTTTAGCACCATCACCCTCACCACCATTGTCTTCTGGATTCTCTTCTGCAAATGCTTTAAGAGTCAGACCTCCAAAAAGTCTTTTCACGATAGCTTCTGCTGTCATAGGTCCTGCAATAATACCACGTTTCTTAGTCATAGTGTTACCTCCATACTTTTAATTATTGTTATCTTACCACATAAAAATCCCTAAGTAAAGTGGTCTCAGAGATTTTTATGGGTGTTACGAATGTTATTGTACACTTCCTCCACCGTTTTGTCCAGTGGTTTCAGTACGAACTTGTTCAATAGGTGTCTGTCCATTCATCATACCACTATTCAACTGTGGTGACTGTCCACCTTGTTGAAACTGGTTCTGATACCAAATGGACTGTAACATAGGGTTAAAGAGTTCTGGGTGTTCTGCTCTCTCCTTATCAATCTCAATCAGTTTCTTAGTAAGGTCTTCCCTACCCATTCTCTCTAATGCACCATGTCTACACTCAAGCCCCAGTTTCATTTCTGTCTCCAACTTCTGTAACTCAATGAGTTCATCTTTTGGAAGTGTGTCTGGAAGTGTGACCTCATTAAACAAGAAGTCTTTCTTACTAATGTTCTCCGGCTTTTCAATAAGACCCTCTAAGAGAGAAATATGGAGAATCATTTTATTGATTTTCTCAAATCCGTCTTTTGTACAGTGTCTTTTTACCCTTGTCTTTTCAATCAGTGGGAGGTTCATATACTGTAATGCAACACCACTGGTGTTACTAATAGCACTTGCACCTCCTAAAACTGTCTCTGGAACACCACCAATTTCACACATAGAGGTCTTTAAAGACTCGGTATAGTTACTACTTGCACTTAAATCTCCCTGCAACTCAAGGTTTGCTACTTTAGCGTCTTTTGGAAGACCACCCCACACTTTGTTAGCACCTTTCTCAAGATTACCAATTTTTGCACCAAACACACAAGTAATAGGGGCAGAGTGATAGTCAATGATTTCCGAAATATCACTTCTCTTAGTGTTCAGTTCCACATTCAGAGGGATAATGTCATCAAGGTCTCCCATACCATAAGTTCTTCCTGCAATCGGGAAGTTCTTAATCTGTACAAAAGGAATAACACCATAAGGGTTCTCCATTCGGTCAACTTCTTCTTTATCTTGATACACTACAATTTCATCTTTTGTCCAGATTTCTTTATAGATAACTGTAGTGACAGAAGAGCGTTTCCACAAAATACTTGTATCTCTCTTAACCTCAATAGGGTACATGATTAAAAGAGCGTCCAGTTTCTCTTTATCATGTGGATTAAATTCCGGGAACACAAACTGGGTAGGAATACAAGTGATTCTCATTCTACCATCTGGGTACTCTTCAAATGGGTCATCTGCGTCCTCTGGTGATTCATAGCTTACTTTAACCCACGCTTCACCTGTAATAGATTTTGTCTGCCCGATTTCAACACATAACTGTTCTCTATTGTTGGAGTTCCACACTGAATTTAAGAAGTCATTGATAGTCTTTTCAACAATCTTCTCTGGCTCACCATCAAGTTCATCTGGGTCAATAACACCGTTCATATTTTCATCTTGAATAGAGGTGTCAATCTTAGTGTCACCTACAGTAACACCTTTTCCCTCAAGTTCCATAGGTGTTTTAATGGTAAATCCCTTACCAAACTCAAAGGAAACAAACTTGTTTACAAAAGGTCTACAATAGTTAAAAGTCACTTGAGGACTGTCGAGGTCATCAATTCCCTCCCAATGATACCCCTCATAAAAGTTCCATGCTTCTTTGATTTTTTCAAGTCTTAATATCTCAGTGTTTGTAAGGTCTCCTGCACTTACTAAACCATTGATATTCAGTGTTTCTTCTAACCCTGAATTATATCTGTGTTTAAAGTTATTCATTTCACTTACCTCCGTCTTCTGGCAGTAAATCTATTTCTGCCCCTTTGTTGTGTTTGATAGTTTAAAGGCTTACTGTTTCTAAACAAGGTCTCCCTGTCTTTTGTTTCTGTTTCGTCTCTTGCTCCGGGTTCTCTTGCTCCCCATAAAGCTAAAGCCCAACTGTCCGGGTAGTCATCATGTGCCCCTCTTTCATCTGGGTGGCTTACTACTAGATTACTACCACTGTAACCTTTTTGCAAATCTGCCATCTGCTGTATAAACTCTTTATACTCTTTAGACTCTTGCACCTCTTTGTTGTTTGGGTACTTCGCTCTACCAGAGTTAATCTCTTTGTCCAGATTTTTATAGAGTTCAGACTTACTCTTTGTACTAAAGGTAAATAACTCTACCTCAAACTTCACATTCGCTCTAATTCTCTGACCCAGACTCGACTCTCTGGTAGCGTCTACAACCAGTTTTGAAATACGGAAATTCTTTAGGTAGTCCATAATGATTGCATACTGTTCTTCATAGTCTTTCGCAATCTCTGGGTTTATCTTCAACCAGTCTTTAATGTAAGTGTTGTAAGCAAGATACACTTCCTCCTCATGTGTTTCTTCATTGTAGGAAGACTCCATTAAAACTGGGTTCTCCCAGTCTACTTCTACAATAGTCACTATAGTACTATCAGCGTCTTTACTGTTTTTTCCCTTTCTATCACTTCCACCACCTACATCAATACCTCCAACATGGTTTGCAATGAGGTCTCTTTCAACTCTCTCTAAAAATGGGTCTCCGCAATTTGCTTCAAATTCATCAAGGTCAATGAACATACCTCTTGAGATAATCCACTCAAGGTTATAGGACATACGGAACTCGTCACTATTCTCTCCCAGACTTCTCTTCTCTCTCTCAATGTACTTAGCATACCTTGGATTGTATTTCTGAACCACCTTGTAGTTATACTCAAAGTGATTTCTGATTTTAATTTTCTTCTCCTCATAGTCCTTTTTGTTTCTCTGAATTGCTTCGTAGAAGTCACCCTTAAAAGTGGTGGCAGTACCAATCTTACAGATAGTAGCATTGTAAGCCGCACCCATAGGGTGAATAGATTTTCTAATTTTATAGTTAGAAATATCTTGACACTCCTCACAGATAATGAACTTAAAAGACTCACCCTCAATATTACTTCCATCACTGGCAGAGATAGCAGTTACAAATGAACCATTAGTAAGTGCTACAGTCTGACCGTTAGATGTTGAGAAGTCTAATCTAAAGTCCGGGTCTTCAAGGATTGCCATACTCTCTTTACACTGGATTCTTGATTTCATACGTCTGTATGTAATTTGTGCCTGTCTTTGACTTGGTGCGAAAATTCCCACCCAGAATCCGTCTTTAAACATTTGAAGTCTTGGGTCATCAGCAAACATAGGCATATTCGCCAACTGGGGAAGAATAATCATAAGACCACCTACAGTGATAGCAATAGTCTCTGTCTTACCACTCTGACGAGCAAAAAGAGCAGTTATCTCTGCTCCATCATTTTCAAGTACAGACCTTATAATTCTCTTTGAAAACTGTGTCTGGTATTTATACATCACTCTACCAGAGTACACTTCACAGAAATTATAAATCCTATCAACTAATTCAGTAGTGGAAATTCTTCCTGCATGGGCTGTTTCTACATACCAATCTGTAAAAAAATCCATGATAATTGCAATAATGACTCTCACGTTAAATAAAACAATTTTTGCTATTCTCTTCACTTTCTCACCTCAATATCCAAAAATAAGGGTAAAGACTTCTCAATCTTTACCCAAATTATATATCATATCAAGTTAATTGTCCACAGCGTTATTTTCTTTTATATCCTCTGGTGTATCGTGGACGCTCCCGATATTTCTGTAGTGCTTTGTTATTCTGTTTATTACACACTTCGACTACTTTACCACAGGTCTTCACATCAAACATTCCTATATGACACTCTTCTTGTGGTATTCTAAGCATAGCAGACAACCAGATATATGCTTCTTTTCTTGTCATTAACCCAGACTTCCAAAGAGGGTCAAATGCTTCATGTGCATTATGCTTTGCTCTCCTTAAAACACTGTCTGCTAATCTTCCTAAAGGAATTGTTGTGCCGGGGTGACACCCTACATAAGAATCACACTGAGGAAAGTTACTACACACCCACATCTTTCCGTAGTCTTTGTTGTTATGGTACACATAATGAGAATCTCTCAACACCACAGGAGAACCACAATAAGGACACTTTTTAGTGAATCCATAATTGTTGTTGTCATTCAACTTATATTTCTTTTTACTCATACTTATCTCTCCTACATAACGTGGTCTTTCCACTTACACTCAAGAGCAGACTTGTCTGGTCTCATTCTAAAGAATCTAGGGTGTCTCATTTTACCTGTGTCTTTAAAGAGTTCATTGGCTTTCACTTCTACTACTTCCCCGACAAAAGTTCTCTTGTACCAGTCTTTACTCTCTGTGATATGCTTATTATGTTTCTCTTCCTCTGGTGTAATTCTCACACACTCACCAGTTTTCTTATTCACCCATGAGAAAGAAAAATCTAATCTAACATCATCACTAAATCCTGCACAGTCTCCCACTTCAAGAACTTTACACTCTTTTCCCTCAAGAGTCATTGTTTCTACTTCAAACTTTTTACCTTTCGGAAGACTCTTTAATTCTTCATCAGTGATAACAACACCATATCGGATATTACCAATCATTCTATAGTAGTGGAATCTGGTAACTGGTGTTAGTCCTCTGTTTAAAAGACTCTTTGCTGAGGTCTGGCTCATTATGTCCACATTCTGTCTTCTGTCTTCTACGTCTATCCAATAATCCCATCTATCTTTCGGGAATTTACCCTCATACACATCAGTAGGTTCAGTAAATCCCATGATAACACACTCTCTGGTTAAAAACTTCTTGATTTTAAGATAGTTCTTACCTCTTTTGTGTTCATACTTGCCGGACTCTGGCTTTACAATACAACCCTCACCACCAGTAGACACTATGAGTTCATAATAACCTCTAGGGGTAAGTCTGTCATTCCCACCATGCAAACACTCATATATCTCTGAGTAGACTTCTTTATTGTCCTCTAACTCAAGTAAATACTGGTCTTCATCATACTCACCGACTCTCTTAACCATTTCATTATAAGCAGAAACATGAGTCCTTGTATTCGGGTCTATTAAATACTCTCCACACACATAGTAAGGTACAAATTCTATGTACTTACTGCCGATTTCTTCAATAGCCTGTTTCAAATAGTGCTTTCTCCTTGAGAGTGGCATATTTCTCAAATCAATACCTTTGTACTTGATAATATCAAAAGCATGGAGAGAGATAAACCCTTTCTCAAGCTGTCGGTCTACTGCTTTATCCCACAAACAGTTAAGTGTACTTGACACTTCTTTAAAAGGCTGACCGTTAATAAACATTTCACCATCAAGAATAGTTCCTGCAAGGTCTGGACAATCAATATCTCTTATCTGAGGTACACTGTCTGTATTCTCTGCATAAAACCCACTCTTCTTACTTATTCTCCGGCTGAACACTCTGGTATAACCTATCTTTATACCATCAAGGTTTTCTTGACTAAAGAATTGCACGATACCTCTTGTACCATCAAACTTCTCTTCAAGCAAATTTGTAGTGTCTGCCAATTCTAAATCTTGGTCTTCTTCACCCTCAATCTCTTTCGCTGTCATTGGTTCATAACCTCTGACACCTGCAAATTTATATGCTTCTGGACAATCCCATTCTGAAAGGGGAAACATAGACACTAACTCTTCTGGCTCTCCATTCTCATTGTCAGCATACAGTCTATTGTCCTGTCCTCTGTACAGCTTTGGAAACATTTCTTGTTTCAATCAAAACACCTCTCTTTCATACAATTAGTATAGCACATATAAGACTTTAAGAAAAACACCTACTCTTGAATATCGTCTGGTGTTTCCTGCACTTGTGCGTCTCTTAACTCTTTGAGTTTATATGTCCTTAACTCTGAGAGAAGTTTATCTCTTTCTCCAATAACTCTGATAAGTTCTGCATATACTCTCCTTGTAGGTTGGTCCGTAGTTGAAGCAATGTACTGTACACAGTAATTAGTCAACTGTTCAGAAGTTAAAGAAGCCGGAGGTGTTGGCTTTGTCTCCTCAATCTCTGGGAGGTCTACTTCTTTTAAAATATCACTCTGATTTCTTCCTCCTCTAAATGTTACATCAATCACTTCATGCTTTCCCGGAATGTGTGGCATATTACTTTTCCTCCTTTACAATAAGTACTTCATTTAACAGTGCTGACAGATTTCCCTTTCTGTTCATGTCTTTAATGGACACAAGCTGATTACCCTCAAGCAAGGCACTTTTCAGTGCTTCTAAATTATCGTCCTTGATAATCACATGGCTGTAAATTATAGGGTCACAAATACCGGGGTCTGGATTGTAAACACCTATAGGTGTGAACTGGGAATTAAACATCAGCTTGTGATTTTCTGGCAAGGTGCAATCAATCAATTTTGCTACTGCCAGACTGGAAAGATAAGCTACAAGGTCATACCCTTTATGTGGCAACACTTGATTAAGATTTAAAGACACATAGTATCTCTTCCTGTCTGTCTCATGCTCTACAATCATGTTTGTGTATGCAGTCCTTACAGAAGTACAGAAACACAGTGGAATACACCCATTATTATAGGCTTCTTCTCTGGTGTTAAAGAACTGTAGCTTACTGAGAACTTCCTCCACATCAACGTCTTTCTGAACTGACACTTTCACCTTTAATAAGGACTTATCAATACAAGCTATCATTCATCTTACCTCCTTAAAATAAATATAGGGAACAGATTTCTCTGCTCCCTATATATTAGCATATCAAACTGCCCGATTCAACTTATTCTGCTTCATACTCTGCACCACAATTCTCACAAATGAACTTTTTGGACTTCTTCTCATATTTAAGTTTCTGTCCACAGCAGAAGTTATCTTCGCCAATCTCATAAGGCTCTTCTGCTTCATACTCTGCACCGTCATTGTCAATGAAGCGTTTCTTTGTCTCACAGAACAGTGCCACAAGGTCTTCAAATTCATACTCGTCACCAAGCATTTCAAGTTCGTCTTCTGTACAGAAAGTCTCACAGAATGTAGCCATGTCTTCTTCCTTAATGGACTCGTTCTCAATCTGCTCAAGAACTTCTTCCATCATGTTATGGACTGCTTCTTTTCTCTCGTCAGTCATATTGTCCGGGTCATTGATTCCCTCTGGGTCATAGTCAGCAAAGTAGGTGTCTGCATTGATTTCTTCGCCCTCTTCATCATCTGCAACATCTTCTTCTACCTGCTCTTCGACTTCTTCCTCTTCTTCGTCATCATCTTCAAACTCAACTTTTCCATCATCAATAGCCTGTGCTAACACTAAAACTACATCAGACTTCTTACCGCTTGCTTTGATACCTAAATCTGCAAGGTAATCAATAATCTCTTTAGCAGTCATATCCTCAGACACTTCTTTTGCCATCTGGATAGCTTCTTCGGAGATTTCCGGCTCTTTCTCTTCTTCGGCTTCTGCTTCTTCTTTCTTAGCTTTTTTCAGTCCACCCTTTTTACCTTTGCTGATAGGAACAACTTTTCCGCTGTCTTCTTCATCAACTGGGTCTGCTGTAACCTCAACATCTACTGCTAAAATTCTGTCTGTGATTTCAGCACGTTTTCCAGTACAAGGAACACCTAAACTAGCACCCAATTTCTTTAAGTCATTGTACTTCATAGCGTCAAGGTCTTCCCTAGAGAAACGTGCATTAGTTGTTGCAGGTGCTTCTGTCTCTTCCGGCTCATTCATAGCAGGAGCAGTCTCTTCTTTCTGTGCCTTTGTACGTTTGCCTACAGATTTTGTAGCTTTTCCATTGTCGGTAACAGGTGTTTCATTTTCTGCACCACTAGAGAGTTCGTCTCTCAGCATTGTTGCTCCCTCAATAATACGATTCAATCCCTCGATAATTGTTTCTTTCTTCATTGTGTTTTCCTCCATAGATTCTTTAATTTTTGTTGAGCGTTGCTCTTCATGTTCTTAGTATATCATCAGTGTTTATCAGTGTCAAACACCTGTGGAATGAGGTCTTTAGACCTTTTTTCTAAATAAGTTACTTTCTCTTCAATCTTGAGCATTTCTGCAAAAAGACCTTTCACAGCAGTTTCTTTATCCCCTAAAGGGATTGTGGGTGAAGCTAAAACAGCTTCATGTCTTCCACTTAACTCTTGATATACACCATTAAGAGTTAAGATAAGACTTTTAATAACACCTACACTATAAGAGGACACTGCTTCTTCAAAGTCTTCTATAGAACAGTCAATCAGTACACCTAACTCACTCTTTTCATTCATTGTTCACACCTCCTTACTCTTGCAATTTATGATTAACAAAGACCATTGTGACTAAGAAGAAACAAGCGGTAATCACTCTGGATACATCATAACATAAGAATAAATAGTAGACAACAAACAGAATACCTGCAACCATACTAAAAAAGGTCAACAGCATAGCAAGTTTTCTAATAAAATTCATAACCTTAACCCAAAAGGGTACAAACTTATCTGTAACAAAAATATCAATCTTTATTCCAAGTCTCTTCAATAAATATTTCATATCATCACCCTCTCTCTATCTAAAAGATTCAACTCTTCCGCTTTACTTATCTTCTCGTCAAGTATTCTGTAAAACTCTGGGTCGTGCATAACACCTTTCTTTCTGACAAAGCCCGGAAGAGTAAACTGTATATGATGACACACCTCATGTATGGTGTGATATAAAATGGTCTGATAAGGAAACATCACCTTATTTCCTTTAGTTCTGTAGGGGTAGACTCTCACTTGTGCTTTCTTACCATTATAAGCATAAAAGTATCTTCCCCAATAAGTCTTACTATAAGGTCTTATCACTAAATCGAACTCCTCAACTGGGAGTTCTAACAATCGTAAATCCGAAATTAAACTGTCATATAACTCTTCCTTGCGTAGCATATTAAATAACCTCCTAACTCTGCAAGGAAGATTATACCACAGGTTACTTTCTCTAAGCAACCAACATTCCTCCGGCAATTTTCTCTAATTCTAATCGTCTCTCAAGTGTGAAGTCCTGTGCAACTTCTGTAATACTATTGATAAGACCCCATCTACTGTCCGTGTACCTAGTGTTCATTAAATCAATGACCTTGCGTGAACTCTCTTCTGAAAGTTTAGTTTTATCTTTAATATAAGCCACAAACTCATTTATATCATCTTCATATTCACTTGCAGAACTCCAATGATTATCTCTATGCTGTGCCCTCCTAACCCACTCTACTGCATTTTCTGTGAGTAAATCTACATTCTGTAAAGACTTCACAAGTCCACTATGAAGTTCATCTACAGTAATACCAATGTGTTTCTGCTCAAACAGTGTACCTCCTGCTCTGGCAATAACAAGACCGTTAGTACACACTTGTTTATAGATACCGAACTGTACTATCAAGGTATTTCTACCAACATCAGAACTGTCAATAAAAATACCCGGAAATAAGTCTTCGCCATCAATAGGCAACATTTCTTTACCCACTAAACGCAAATGAAGTCTTTCTTCATTTAAGAAAGAACCTTTCACTTTGTAGGTGTTTAAATCTACAGTGTCACTTAACACCTTTAAAATGTCTGGTGTATCACAGATTGCATATCTGTCACTTAAAACACCTCGAATACTACCATTGTATTCTCTGATAAGCAGATTCTTGTCATACCCCTCAAGCCATGAGTTCATGTTGTCTTGTGCAAGTTCAATTCTGCCGGAACTAATACATCTTCTCATATACTCATGTGGAACACCAATCTTATTACACAACTGACCCATAGCGTGTCTTGAAATACTAGGACTTCTCACTTCGCCCTCTTTTGTAATATAGGTAACACCTGCAAGGTCATTTAATCTTAAAATCTCGTTATTAACTTTAGGTACTACAAAATCCTCACATACTGACTGAATATTGTGTGCCTTATCAAGAAGCATTGTAAATGAAACTCCTCCTGTATCAAGAAATTCTCTGGTATCTTCCTGCGGAACTGTTTCTACAACCTGTTGTGGCTGTGGTCTCTTTAATAATTTCATTGAAATTCTCCTTTCAGTGTTTTATTTAATAACTGAGTTCATTATACAGTGAAACAGAAAAGAGGTCAAAACACCTCTGTTCTAACCTCTTACTTTGCTATCTCTTCTGCTCTAATAGTATTCTCTTAAACACTTTCACTGTTTTACCGGGCAAACTGTGTTTCTGCACATATTTCCATGCTTCGGTTTCATCATCAAACTGAACCCAGTTTACTAAATAATCTCCATGCACTACGTCTTTCATAGGAACACCACATACATAATCTCTCATAAACACTTCACTTTCTGCTCCCGGCAAGTCAAGGTCTCTGATAGGACTATCCTGTCTTTTAGTAAGTTCTCTCATAAGCTGTTCTGTTGATATAGAAGAAACTTGAAAACTCAAGTCTTCTACCCTCTCAAAACGATAAGTCTGACCTGTAGCATTATCAAGTCTATCTTTAATGTACAAAGTCATTTCATCACCAAACTGTTCACAAGTATCATGGTCTGCCACAAAGTCTTCAACTGGTCGCACAAAATTTCCATATTCTGGGTGGCACACATTAAAATAACTAACCATAAAGGTCTTTTCATCTAAAGCACTTTTTGAAATACCTGTCACACAATAATATTGACCTTTAAAGTGTCTATACAATCCCGGCTTAACACTAACACTATTCATATTCATTCCTCCTCTGGTGCATAAGCAAATATAGTTCCCTCTACTGTGTCATAAGTCCTTAGAGTCTTTACCCAGTTATCTTCAACAAGACTTTCAGCATAGAAATACTGTACCTCAAAAGGTAAATCACTGCCAAACAATAACACTGAATACACATTGGCTAAAGTCTGGTATGTGACCTCTTGTGATTCAAGTGAACCATTGTAGGCTACACTAAACTGTATTCCTCCGTCTTTCTGATAGATAACCTCTTCAATCGTATTCGGAAACTTAGGACTCACAACCCTATTTAGTATCACCTGAGTTATCATTTTCTGTGACTGATTATTCCCCTCACCTGCTTCTGCTTGAACACACTTTGCAAGTAACTGTACTTCCTCTTTTGAATAAGAGGACTTACCACTGTTCAATTCTTCTTCCATTCTTATTCTCAAGCTATACTCTTCTGCATACTTGTCAAAATTAGTTTCTGCCAAAGACCTCACTTCTTCTAGGTTCTCATTGTACGCTATCCTGTTACTATCTATGGCACTTTGCAAGTCCTCATTGATTTTCTCTAAATCCTCCATGTTCTTCATAGAGAATAAGAGTATCACTAAACACAAAATACCAAAGAAAACAGTGGTACAGAAATACACCTTGTCTGCTCTAATTCCTTTCATTATGTACCTCCTAAATAAAATTAGTCTGCATGACTTTTACATCACACAGACTGATTTTAACACTTATTTTCTTGTAGGTAAAGTCTCCACAATAGAGTCAATAATCTTTCTCACATCACTTGCCCCACTTCCGATTGAACTATACACATTGATAACGTCCACAACTCTCTCAGAGAATCCAGTAATAAGATTTTTTCTAAAGTCATCAGTGTTGACAATAGCAAAGCTGTTACCTAAGAGGTTATCCAGATACAGCTTCTTAATGACTTTCTTCTTAAAGAGGATATTCACCGCTTCGTCTGTGTTATAAGAAGAGTAATAACCTCTTCCATACAGACGGAAAGAACTACCACTGGAAGAATAGCAATCTCCATCAGAAAGAATGATTAAGTTGTCATACTTAGTATTCTGACTTGCAAGTACATTGATTGCAGTGTCCAGATTAGTACAACCACCTACATTGTGATTCATAATGGTCTTCATAATGTCCATGACTGTAGACTTCTTAGAAATGTCAGTCACCTGCTCACATCTATCTGCGAACACATACACATCTGCAATTCCTTTCTTAAAGCAGATTGCACCTAACATACAAGCTACAATGTCTGCTGTTACATTAGAAGCACCAGATACAGAGTGTCTCATAGAACCAGAACGGTCAATAAGGATAGCACTGTAACCCTCAATATCCTGCAAGTTGTCAATAGAGAGGTCTAATGCTTCTACTAAAGCGTCCATGACTCTTCTCTTTCCGGCAGAATTACTCAGTTTAGACACCTCTTGATATGCACTGTAGAATCTGAAAGGTAACAGTCTGGACTTCTGTACCTCTTTCTTATTCGTGAGTTTTGCCACAATACTGTCTACTGCTTTAGAATCACTAAACATACCTGCTCTGTCAAGTGCTACAAGGTTCTTCACAATAGCCATGACTGTAGAGGTATCAATGGACTTCTTAACATCAGCCTTTGTGGTCTTACTGTTCTTGTTGTTCACTTTAGACAACTCAGCCTGCACCTGCTTAGTCTCTTCACTGCCACCAAACTCTACATTACCCTCAATGACTCTCTTATAGAAGTCTTCACTGACCCTAGAGTTAGCCGGATTAGGTCTTAAAAGTTTGATACAGTCGGCAAGAGATACCTCTCTGTTATCTCCCAGTGCTTTAGACAACTGATACTCGTTAAAAGACTCCAACTTCATTTTCAAGGACTTCCTTAACTGCATAGGGAGTGGCTGATTTCTGTGATTGGTCTTATTCTTTCCCCGACCTTTTGTAGTCACGTCAAAACCAAACACATTCATCTGCATTGCCATAATATCAGTAATGTCTTTACCTCTTCTAACAATATAGTCTGTGTAGGTCTGCAACTTGTTTCTTCCAGTCACTTCATCAATGAAGTTCTCACCCTTAAATCTAGGGTCATTAAAACAAGCTGTAAGTACTGCCAGAGGGTACTGAATCATATTATACTCTCTGCCGATTCTGGCTACTTTTAAAGCATACTCTACATCAGACTCCGGGATTTCCGCAATAAGTCTCTGAATCTCTTTAAAGTCTTTCTCTGCTGTCCTCTTCTCATAATGAGTACCCTCACCAAAGAAAGAACCCAACACTTTACTAAACAGAATTTCAAGGGTGTCTAACTTATGTACTACACTACCCTCATGGTTCACTGTCTTTCTGGTGTCAGTCTTCATGTTCACTGCTCCACGTTTCTTGTTCATTGTTGCCATAATACATTCCTCCTTTAATTTCATAAATGTGTGGATATAATAAAAGACCTCACAATTCGGGAAGATTGTGAAGTCCTTTAATCTTAACAAGTGTAGGAAGAAAAGCGTTATTGTATGAAATCGTTTGCTTCATTAAAAGTGAAGTGCCTTAACCAATTAGGCTATCTGTCAAATTATTTGGCTGACGGAGTGGGAATCGAACCCACATAAATGATGTAAACAATAACTGCACAATCCTATCACAATAATTACTACGTTAAAATTTAGGAGTAAAGCCACTTAGCTGTAAATCTCTTAAAGAGTGTTTTCAAGACACTTGCGTATTCCAGTTTCGCCAAATTTCCAATCGGAAATTATAGGATTTGAACCTATATATTTTATGATGTAAGCTAAATGTACACAACCCAAATTATTATATTCCTTTTAAAGTGGAGTAAAACGATAAAGTCTGTTTGTTATCACAACAGGAGTCGAACCTGCAATCTTTTTCTTGGAATGAAAACGTCTTAACCATTTGACTATATGATGTAAACTTTATCTACACAACCACTATAGTTACTCTATCATAAGGAAGAAAAACATAAAAGACTTCTTTTCATATTGTCGGAATCGAACCAACTACACTTATTTCCCAAAAATAATGCTCTACCTATTGAGCTAAACATGATGTAATCTTTTATTACACAATCCTTATTTTCTTTAACACTGCTCTCAGCGTGTTTACACTATATCACACTTTCTAAAAGCTGTCAAAGCTGCCCTTACTGGATTTGAACCAGTGAAATGCAGGAGTCAAAGTCCTGTGCCTTACCACTTGGCGAAAGGGCAATGAAGCAGACACTTTATCACGCATTTACCTTACCACTAATGACACTACTGATGTATCACAATGACCTCAGTATGTTATCACCAATGGAACAGTCGAGTGGAAGGGTAGTCTGCACACCCAATCGGCTTATCCACACATTCAAGTGTGAGAGTGTATGGTGTGGAGAAAGGATTCAAGCCACACCAAGTCGGTGAGGTAGGAATTGAACCTACG